CACGCGAGAAAGGGAGGGCATATGGGTCAGACCCGCCACGCGAAGCGGGCGGGTCAACCTTGGGCCACCTGCGGTGGCCCCGAGGAACCGGAGGTTCCCATAAAAAATTGATTTAGAATGTTTTTTTAATCATGGTATTATAACAGTACATTCCACGAGATCCGTCACAACATTCTCTGTCATGTCCAAACACCTTGAAGACGACGATACCAAGTTGGCCGAGATGGACGACGAAGAGGAAGACGACCTGGAAGAGGAGGAAGAGGATGAACCCGTCACGCGCCACACCTCGTCCAAATCTGCCCGCCGTATCATGTTGAGCGGCGCGGAAGACGAAGAGGACGACGAGGACCATGAAGAAGACGACGACCTGGGCGACGACGACGACAAAGACGACGACGAGGACCTGGACATCAATGCCGCATCATCCGCGTTACCCGGCAACTCCGAGACCATCCCCGGCATGAATTTCGCATTTGACGACATGGACGAGGACCAAGAAGAAGACGACGAAGACGACGAACGCTACTTGCAAAAATTCCAAGAAGGCATGAAACAGAACATTATTCAGAAACATCATCCCGTCATGCTCGTCCAGAACAGTGACGAGATAGAGGTATTGACCAAGGTGATTCGGGACGCGAACGGGCGGGTCATTGACCCCTTGCATCAGACCCTCCCCTTTGTGACTAAATACGAAAAGGCCCGCATTTTGGGAGAGAGAGCCCGTCAAATCAATTCCGGGTCGGAGCCGTTTGTTCCGGTGGAACCGGGGGTCATTGACGGGTATCTGATCGCTGTGCGCGAATTTGAAGAAAAGAAGATACCGTTCATTTTGAAACGTCCCGTCTCGGGCAACCACGTGGAATACTGGAAACTGGCGGATTTAGAGATATTGTAATATGGGGGTGGTCCGGACCGCCGGCGACTGCCTGCGTTTTTTTTGCCCATCTCTTCCCTCTGTACTAGTGTACCCAACCAAATCAATTTAGAAAATTGATTTGATTCATTCTTTAATATCTACCGTCTCACCTCACTATCCAATATCTTTAGTCATCTTGACATGTCACACACGTCGTCAATCAAGCCGCGCAAACCCCGACAAAAGGCGCAGAAACCGACCAAAACTACCCCCCCAACGACGGAGGCACCCGCGGCAACCACGTGTGAAATGGTCATTGACAAGATGAACGAGGTGATGGCAGATATTGTGCATGCCGCCGAGGGCAACGATCCCGAGAGTCTCACATGGAAGGACGGAAAGTGCGGGTCGGAGGAGCCGGCGGCCGAGAAAAAACCGGCGGCCTCGGCGACCACCAACCCACACAAAGTATTGGAGCATTTGGGGGATTACGTGGAAGAACCGTTTACCCTCCTGGAATCGTACTTTCACGGACAGCATTTGGAGCGGCTGGTCAGGCACCAGATTGAATCCTACAATCACTTTATCAATTACCAAATGCAAAAGACCATCCAGATGTTCAACCCGGTGATGATTCGTTCCGAAAATGACTATGTGGAAGAGCAGGAGAAGTATCTCTTGGAAATATCCATCTCCTTTCACAACTTCAAGTTGTACTCTCCGCAGATCTATGAGAACAACGGGGCCACAAAAATCATGTTTCCCCAAGAGGCCAAGTTGCGCAACTTCACGTATGCCTCCACGATGACGGTGGACATCAAGATTGACTATATCATCCGTGACACCGAGGCCATGGACAATCCTCGGGTCATTACCAAGATGCTGCAAAAGATCAACATTGGCAAGATGCCGATCATGTTGAAGTCCTCCATTTGTGTGTTGAACCAGAACCGGTCCATTGACCCCGTCTACATGGGCGAGTGTCCCATGGACTGCGGCGGCTACTTCATCATCAAGGGGTCCGAGAAGACGGTGCTGGGCCAGGAACGCGCCGCCGAGAACCGGGTCTACTGCTTTGACGGCAAAAACACCACGAAATGGAGCTGGTTCGCGGAAATCAAATCCATCCCCGATTTCAAATGTATTTCGCCTAAACAGATTGAGATGATGATCGCCAGCAAAAACAACGGGTTCGGGCACGGAATCTATATGAACATCCCGCGGATCAAGCAGCCGATTGAACTGTTTGTGGTGTTCCGCGCCCTGGGGGTCATGACCGACAAGGCCATCTGTGAATATGTGACGCTGGGTATCCCGGAGGCGTCCAGCGAGCAACGCAAGATACTGGAGTTCCTGCAGGCGTCGGTCATTGATTCCAACAAGTACATGACCCAGGAGGATGCTCTGCGTCATATTGCCGCGTCGGTCGCCTACACGCCCATCAACATGGACAAGGAGAAGGGGGCGAAGAAGAAGCAGGAGTTTACCAACGACGTCCTGAACAACGACATGTTTCCGCACTGCAAGACCCTGCGTCAGAAGCTCTTCATGCTGGGATACATGTGCCAAAAGCTGATCAAGACGTCGCTGGGGTGGTTGCCGCCGGACGACCGCGATTCGTATGTGAACAAGCGGATTGAGTTGACGGGGACCCTCCTAAACAACTTGTTCCGGAACTATTTCAACAAGCTGGTCAAGGAAATGCAGAAGCAGGTGGTTCGCGAGATCAACAACGGGTCGTGGCGGACCACGGACAATTTTGAGAACATCATCAACATGACCAATATTTACAAGATCATGAAGTCCACCACCATTGAAAACGGCATCAACCGCGCGCTGGCCACGGGCGATTTCAGTATCAAGCAGTCCAACAGCAGCAAGGTGGGGGTGGCCCAGGTGCTCAATCGGCTCACCTACTTGGCCAGTCTCAGTCATTCGCGCCGGATCAACACGCCCCTGGAGAAGAGCGGCGAGCTGATTGCCCCGCGCAAGCTGCACGGCACGACGGTGGGTTTCCTGTGTGTGGCGGAGACCCCGGAGGGCCAGTCCATCGGGGTGGTCAAAAACATCAGCTACATGGCGCATATTACGATTCCTACCAACAGCGCGTCCCTGTATGACTACATCCTGCCGAAAGTGCAACGGGTGGACGACATGGCGAGTCCGAGTGAGGCGGCCAACAAGGTGCGGGTGTTCATCAACGGGGCGTGGGTGGGCGTCACCGACGAACCGGGACAGCTGTATCTGGACATTAAAGACAAGAAGTACAAGGGCATTATCAACATCTACACGTCGGTCGTGTTTGACTACAAAAACATGGAGATCCGGGTCTGCAACGACGGCGGACGGCTGACACGCCCCCTGTTGCGCGTCCGCGACAACCGCGCCATATTGACCATGGACGTCATCCACAAATTGCGCCGACACGAATTGTCCTGGAACGATCTGCTGGTGTCGTGCCGCATGCCCGATTCGGTGATTGAGTACATTGACCCCGAGGAGCAGAACTTCGCCATGATCGCCATGAAGTCCAAGGGCAAGTATTTGAGCGAAATCAACGCCCCGTCGGTGAATGGTCACGAGAGCACCTACAAGTTCACCCATTGCGAGATTCATCCGAGCACCATTTTCGGGGTACTGGCGTCGTGCATTCCGTTTCCCGATCACAATCAATCGCCTCGCAACACGTATCAAACATGCATGGGTAAGCAAGCCTTGGGGGTCTATGCGCTCAACTACGATCAGCGCATGGACAAGACATCGTATGTGTTGTCCTACCCGTCCCGCCCTCTGGTGGATACGCGGGTGATGAATTTTCTGAAACTGAACCGAATTCCTTCGGGGCATCAGGTGACCGTCGCCATCATGGCGTACACCGCGTACAATCAGGAGGATTCGTTGCTCATCAGCAAAGGGGCGATTGATCGGGGTCTCTTTATGACCACACTCTATCATACCGAAAAAGACGAGGACAAGAACATTATTCGCGACGAGATCATCCGGTGCAAGCCCGATCCGGCGAAAACCAAGGGCATCAAGTACGGCAATTACGACAAGTTGAACGAACAGGGGTTCATTCCGGAGAATACGTTGGTGGAGAACCGCGACGTGATTATTGCTAAAACGGTCCCGATCAAGGAGAACCGCAACGATCCGACCAAGACGGTCAAGTACGAGGATCAGAGCAAGACGTTCCGAACCACCGAGGAATGCTACGTGGACAAGAACTACACCGGCCGGAACGGCGACGGCTACAACTTTGCTAAAGTCCGGGTGCGCACCCTGCGAAAGCCCGTGTTGGGCGACAAGTTCTCTTCGCGTGCGGGGCAAAAGGGGACCTGCGGTCTCATCATTCCCGAGTGCGACATGCCTTATACGAAGAATGGGCTGCGACCGGACATCATCCTGAACCCGCACGCCATTCCGTCGCGGATGACGATTGGTCAGTTGAAGGAGACTGTCCTGGGCAAGGTGCTGCTGGAACTGGGGCTGTTTGGCGACGGCACCAGCTTCGGCGATTTGGACGTCCAGTTCATCTGCCGCGAATTGCAAAAGTTGGGCTACGAGAGTTACGGCAACGAAGTGATGTATAATGGCTACACGGGCGAGCAACTGGAGATGAGCATCTTCATCGGTCCGGTGTATTATCAGCGGCTGAAGCACATGGTGAACGACAAGCAGCACAGCCGGTCCATCGGTCCGATGGTGAACTTGACGCGGCAACCGGCCGAAGGCCGGTCCCGGGACGGGGGGTTCCGTATCGGCGAAATGGAGCGTGATGTCATGATCGCCCACGGCATTTCCCGGTTCTGCCGCGAGCGCCTGTACGACGTCTCGGACAAGTATTCCACCCACGTATGCGGCAAGTGCGGGATGATTGCGTGCTACAACGAGCCGTCCATGCAACACCACAGCAAGTATGTCAAAAACGACATGAGTATTCACCTGTGCCGCACGTGCGGCAACATGACCGACTTTGCTAAAGTAGAGATCCCGTACGCCTACAAGCTGTTGTCCCAAGAATTGCAGACCATCAACATTGTGCCGCGGATCATTACCGAATAGCCAGCTCCGCTACCCCTCCCCACCATCTAAACCCGCCCCCATCCCCGATCCCAATCCCTCCTATACATTCATTCCCAAGGGATGTATAGGAGCACCCATAAAAAGACATAGATTTTTTGTTCGGTTTATTACCAAGAGTCTGTCCAAGCACCGACGACATGTCCACAAAATATTTCATATTGACCAAGGATCCCCGCGAACCGGTCTATTCCAACCAGGACAATCAAATCGTCCATGTGAACCGGCCCATGGCCTTCCTGTTGCCTGAAGTCAACCTGGACTATTATTACAAAAACGGTCTCTTTGAAAGCCACCTCATAGATTGGTGCAAACAATACTGCAAAACCGACGGCACGTTTCTGGACATTGGGGCACATACCGGGACCTATTCCCTGTGTTTAGCCCCATATTGTCATTATGTCATGGCGTTTGAGCCCCAACGGATGACCTATTACGCGCTGTGCGGAAGTGTGGCCTTGTCCAACATTGGCAACATTGACTGTTATCAGGTGGGCCTGGGGGCCCCTGACCAGGTGGGTCAGAGGCCGCTAAACATCCGCAGCCACGACGGGGGCGGGTCCAGCATTTGCCCCCTGACAAACGACGAAATATTGGGGCACGAGATGGTCACGGTCAACACCCTGGACGATTTCTTGGCAACATGCCCCCCTCCTTCCCCCATCGCCTTTATTAAAATGGACGTGGAGTACAACGAACTGAACGTGTTGAAAGGCGCCACGCAGACGTTGAAAAAATACCATTATCCGACGTTGTTGTTGGAGGTCAACGCGGATTCCGACACCAACAAAGAGCTGTCCGCGTTTCTGGAAACCACGCTGAATTACACGATGGTACCGATCCAAGGATGTGACAACATGTATTTAGCGGTGCACCAGGACCGCCGGTAACCCCCGTACCCCCACAACTCCTATACATCTCATGGAATGTATAAGAGCACCCCCGCACATCAGACCTCGGGCAAGGTTCCCTCTCCGTAGCTCAATTCTGGCCATCGGTATTCCATGCAGGCATTGCCATATTTCCTGCTTTTGATCATTTTACCGACGAAAGCGTCCATGGCCCGGACCTTGAACCGGAGCCCGTCCTTTTCGTGGATGAATTCCTCGTGGTAGTCGCGGCTGCCGTTGAAGTGGACAAAACACGGGTACGTTTTCAGCGTATGGTTGTACAGTCGGCCTTCCAAAAACACCATGTGGTGCAAAGAGACCTTGTAGAGGCTCTGGAAAATACGCTGTTGTACGTCCAAACACACGGCGGGGACGCGGTCCGGCACGGACCCATCGTGTCGGCGCGGTCCGACGTGTTCCAGGTAATATTGCGTGAAATAGTTTTGGTCGCCCCCCAATTGACTGATGCGTTCCATGTCTTCCGCCGATTTCCATTGCAATACGTGACGCAGCGCCCAGGCGTACCCGATCATGCCCCCAGAATTCAGGTACCGGTACCGGGTAGGAAAGGCGAGTCCGGCGTGGACCCTCGCGTACGCGTCGTAGTTTTCCAGAGGGAAGCAGTTGAGCTCGCTGCTAAAGACCAGGTCGCACCGATAATGCTGAAACTTGTCCACGATTTCGGCACCGGACCCCATGCAGAGGATATCGTAGGCGTCAATAAAAACGACCAGGTCGTCGTCGGGGATGAATTGGAGCACACTGATCATCCCGTGAATCTTGTCGTGGTAGCCTCGCCATTCCGGCATATGGATGATTTCCACATTCACGTCGCACCATTCCGCGGTTTTCAACAATAAGTGGCATTTTTCAATGGAGCTGGCTACGGTCAATACATGCAACATATGGTATACGGGGGACGGAGGTCACTCTTTTTATTTTTATAACTGCGTAACTTGTATTTACATGGTTTACATGGGAGTGGTTTTTACATTGGCTCTCAAGTCCACCGGTTTTCCAGCTGGTCGTTCCACAACCACCTGTTTTCGGGCAGCCAGTAACACTGCAGGTAGTCTTGCATCACATATGTGTGCCGTTTCTTCCACATGTGACGCCAATATTCGTCATGCATGGCCTGGATCGCATTTTTCCAGGTTTTGCGGTAGATGGTCTCCATGATCTCGGCGGGGATTCGGCATACATCTATGTGAGCTGAAACGCTGCTAAGACCCAATTTATAATTCAAGATGACGTAATGTTTCTCATTGTACCCTCGGTACAGATAACACGTGTACAAGACAAAGCCCCGCCCTTCCGATTCTTCTTGCGGGGACGATGGAGGGATGGGATTGCATTTCAGGGCTTGGCGTATACGGCTAAAGTCCGTCATGTCCAGCTGAATCGGAACGGAACCCGTTTCTGTGACCGACATGGTGTGTGCGCGTGCGTGGTGATGGAGGTATAGGTATGTTTCAATGTGGGGTGGAATCGCATTCATGGCCGCGAAAAGACATTTCAATTTTACACCGGTGAACATTATAAACCGGACACCCTTTGGGTGTCTGGATAAGTGTTTAAGGGCAACGTTACCGGATTCAAATGTTTACCGGTGTACACAGCTCAGTGGTTCCGAATGCCGGTGCCGTAGTTGCCTTGGTCTACGATGGTCGGGTAGAGACGCCACACGGTCAGTTCGCCCTGGTTGCCTTTTTTGAAAATCTGCGTGTCCAATATCTCATTGATATACCACATCTTTTCCAAGATGCGGTCAATGTGCTTGTTATTCACCAGGTATCCGTGGGCACACCACGACACCCCCGTGGTGCGGTAGACATTGTCCACCACCGGGGCGCCCACGTCGCCCAGAATGCCCAAGAATAAAAAGTCAAAGTCGTCGTCCCTGGTCTGCAATTTCACCAAGGTTTCGTCTAAAATGGTCATGAACGCCGGATCCAACACGAAATCGTCTTCAAAGATGACACTGTATCCTTCCCGGTGGCCCCCGTCGCGAATGGCCTCGTACGTCTTGTAATGGCTCAAATAGCAACCCACTTCGTTTTTACGGTTCGCCAATTTCCCGTTGAACTCCGTGATTCGGTGTTCCGGATCGTCAATATAGATGCCTTCAAACAGCCGCCCCTCGGCAATGAGCGCGTCCAGGTCCAGTTTCTGACCCACCACGGCGTCTATCCGATGGATGGTGAAATGGAACCGGTCTTCTGGCCGTCCCTCCTGCATCCCCGCCATTTGCTCGTCTATTTGCGATTGTATGTTGCGCTCCCGTTCCGGTTGTCCCATCGTAATCACGTAGAAATCAATGTCCGGAACCACGGCAAAGTTCTCCTGAGGTGTCTGACCCCGCCGGGACACCCAGTACAATACGACAACTAAAAGCCCCAATACCAAGAGCAAGTATAGGATGCGTACCCGCAGGGGGTGTTGAGACATGTGTGCGTCAGTGGTCTTATATAACATATGTGGATGATTTGTAACCGGACCACGTGCCATGGACCTGAATGCGCATGCGAATCATGAAGCGTCGTTTATCAACGACATACGCGATGTCTCGGACTTTAAAGGCATCTCGTTTTCCAATTACCGCAAATCCGAGGTCAAGCGGGCCTTTGCCGATAACATACACCGGGTGAAACTGGAAGCGGCCTGCTATTGGTGCGCCGAGCTCGTGTGTGCGGGCCATTTCATGGACGTATGGGAGATTTTCTTGTACTTCTTGGGTAAATACGTTCATTTAGGCAATCCGCGCCTGGTCATTTATTTGGAATCGCGGTTCCGGATCTTCCGAAACATCATGGAGAAGGAAATCCTCGCGACCGAACTGCACCTTCGCAATGTGCAGAACATTCGTAAACTGTTTGCCGAAGTGGTGTGTATCTTGTCCTTGTCTCCCCGGAAACACTGCGTTGAACCGATACGTATCAATCGGGTGGAGGAGTTTGACATGACCCACATGCCGGAACGTCTGAAGGCCCCTTGCGTTAAATACGCTGAACCCGTCTACCAAGAAGAGGACCCTAAAGAACTCTACATTGCCATCAACGAATTCTCGTATTCGGTGTCCAAGGACGGCAAGAGTTTAGTCACCGCCTGTTACTGGATTGAATGGGTCATTGAATTTGACGTCATCTGCAAAAGGAACCGGCAAGTGTGCAAATGTCAACGCCGCAACTACGTGCACGTGGATACCAAGTACCAAAAGGACATTATATGGTTGATATGGGATGCGCTCTTGCACTATGCTGCGGCGGATGGGCATGGTGAGTTTATTCAACGCATCATGCAATCGTTGCGGGAACTGTTTTCCATCAAATACACCACCGGTTGTTGCAAACGGCGACGGTATTTGCTCTACTTTGCCGTGGGATTGTTGACCGATCCGGTACCCACCAGCGTGGAAATCGTCTCCTTGGACCACAAAAAAATATTGGCGTCTGTGGTGGAACAGATTCACATGGTGTACCGACAAATCAAACACAACGAGGTGAGCCCCAACACGGACTATCTGTTCTCGTCCGTGGGAGGACGCAATACCATGGAACAGAGTATCCGCAAGTTGGAAATCATGGATTCCTTGGGTGGCATTTCCCGGTCAGGGGACGACGACGACATCTTCGGGTAAATGGTCCTTTCCGATTCCTTTACCGATCCCTCTCCACTTTAGGCGTCTTGGTACATGCGCAACATCTTCTCCTTTTGTGCGTAGTAGTCCACCATGGGTCGCGGGTATTTGACGCCCTTGTATTCGGGCCGTTCGTGCGCGATATGCCACTGATGGATGTCTATCGGAACCACGTCCTGCAGTTCGGGCACCCATTTCTTGATGAATTCCGCGTCGGCGTCGTATTTACGGCTCTGTATCCAGGGGTTCATGTCGCGAAAATACGGTTTCATGTCCACGCCGGTTCCGCTGATGCCTTGCCAGTTGCCGTTGTTGGACGCAATGTCGTAGTCGGTCAGTTTCTGAGCAAAATAGCGCTCGCCCCACCGCCAATCTATCAACAGGGTCTTGATGAGGAAACTCGCCACGGTCATGCGCCCCCGGTTGTGCATGTAGCCGGTCAGGTTCAACTGCCGCATGCAGGCATCTACGAGGGGGAACCCCGTGCGGCCTTCACACCAGGCGTGAAACCGGGGGGCGCTGTTGTTCCAGTCCAGGTGACGATACCGTTCTTGGTAGGATTGCCCCACCACCTCGGGATAGGCGTACAAGACGTGCGCGAAGAATTCCCGCCAGATGAGTTCGCGGATGAGCCCATGATGCTTGCCGAACCGCTTCAAAAAGGCGTGGTACACTTCCCGGATGGACACGCAGCCGAACTTGATGTACGCCGACAGGAAGGTGGTATTGGACATGAAAAAATCGCGGGTTTCGTCGTAATCGTGCTGTTCTTTGAGCGCCGTGCGAAGACGCGCCAGGGCGGGTTTGCGCCCCCCGCGCACCAAGATGTGGGCGTTTTCCCGTACAAAATGTTCCTTGGCCTTGCCCAAGGACAACGTATTGGGCAAGGTCGTGTCCGGTTGGGCTAAATTCCCGATGAACCCCCCTTTAGGCGTTTCCACGCTCTCCGGGAGCACACGTTCATAAAAGGGCGTGTATTTCTTGTAGGCTTCCTTGCCGCTCAAAATAGTGCCGGGCTCGTAGAGGTAATAGTCGGAAAACATGCGGCATTCTATTCCCTGTTTCTCGCACAGGTTGGCCACGGCCTGGTCGCGCTTGACCGCGTAGGGCGAGTAGTCTTGGTTAAAGAAGACCCCCTCCAAGGGCAGGTGTTTGAGCACGCCCCTGAGTACGGCGACCGGGTTGCCGTAGAAGATGAGCAGTTTGCTGCCTTTAGACGCAATGTCGGCGGACAGCTCTTCCAAGCTTTCTATCATGAACTGGATGGCGTCGTTGGACCGGTACTTGTTCGCACGTCCCACCTGCTCGGGGGTGAAGATGAAACAGACGTAGAGGTGTTGGCAACGACGGCTGGCCTCCCAGAGTCCGCGGTTGTCTTGGATGCGAAGGTCACGGTGGAAAATGAAGAGACCTTTGCCGATCTTGGTCATGTTCTTTAGCTATAACTAATAAGTGGACAGATGTTTTTACGCCCTTGAACATTATAAACCAGTTAGTGTTCAAGGGCAACGTTACCAGTAAATCAGTTGTATCAGGCGCCTAAGCAGCCACGTAGGGGCTGCAAGGCGTCCGTTTCGTTCCGACTCAAATGTTCACCGGTGTACACCCTTGGTGCACCCACCCTTGCCGATTCAAAACCCGTAGGTCATCACACACTTGGCGTTGTCGCTGTACCCGTCGCGCTGTTTTCCCATACGGGTCTTGGTGGCAATCCACCGGTCTTCGTGCTGCAGCGCTTTCCAGGACTGGTCGTTGGCATAAAACCAATGTTGTCCGGTGGTTTCCAAGAGGGGCAGGGTATGGGTGTACAGGCCAATCAGTTTGTCGTAGTAGTGCGCCTGGACAATGTAGCACGAGGCCGTCTGCGCACAAAGCACCCGGACACAGGAGGCCGACTCGGCGTCGGGCAGCTCGGCCGTTTCCAACAGCTTGTAGGCCATCATGGCCACGTCAAACGTGGGCACCGTCTCAAACATCCTGCGGACTTCGGTTTCCAAGACGTCACGGGGCACCAAGAACTCCAAGTCGTCCTCCAATATCCACACATTGCGGGCCCCCCGGGCCTTCGCCATCTGGTAGACGGTCATGTGCGATCGGGTGCAGCCGACAATCCCGAAATCGTGAGGAATGGCGGGGAACCGGTCGTACCGGATGCCGTACGCGTCCAACTGCGCCTCCATCTGGGTCCGTCGGTCGGTGCGGCGGTCCAGATTGATGTAGACCACCCAATCCACCCACTGATGGATGGCCGACGGGGTCACACTGTTGAGCAGGGTTCGGCGCGTGTCTTCAATGACCCGACTGTAACTATACACCTCTTGGAACAGTTGCCGGCACCGCGCGACCATCGCCTCGCATTCCGACGGATGGGACTCGCACCACGCAAACGCCGCCGCCAGGTCGCTAAAGTCGTTGGCGATTTCCACATAGTGCACACCGGGGAGATAGCGGTCGTAAAACCACTGTCGCCACACCGACCGGGGCTTGATGATGACCGACCCGCTGTTGAGTTTCCACGCCGTGGCGTCCCACGTGGACGCCGCCCCGTCAATGTCTAAAATGTACTTGTAGGCGACCATGGCGCGGCGGTCCAGCCATCCGGCGGGACATGCCACAAAGTCATGTTTAGGAGCAATTTCCGTCTTGAAAAACGCCCGGGGAGCCACCCCCTGCGCCTGCATGGACGGGTCCATGAAGTTGTGCGCCGCGTCCCGGGCCTGGCCCGCATAGACGATTTTAGCCGTTTTGTCGCGGAACGGGATGCCCCCGTGGAACGACCGAAACGGGTGGTACAGGTTGTGGTAAAAGTAGTGTCGGTCCACGATGCCCCGTACGTAGGGTAGGCCCACGTGCCAAGATTGCGCCCATACCCACTTTTGAGAATGGAACACGGGGTACTCGTCGTCGGCGCACGGCGGCGGCAGATACAGGCCCCGGCATTCTTGGTCGCCCACTCGGCGCGGGACGCAGCGTTCCCCGCGCCACGGCACGTTTTCCAGGTAGCCGTCGGTGCTGGCCACGACCATGTAGAACGGTGCCATCCCCCCGCCGTCCCCCCGTCGGGTGTTCAACGCCACCCACACCAGATGATGTATAGGAGCCTCCACGTTGTAATACTCGGACGAATGGATACCGTTCCCTTCGTGATAGATCATGACCCGTTTGTCCGACGTGATGCCCACGGCGAACATGCTCGTAGGTAACATCACGAGGTCGGTACGGAAGGTCGCGTTGAATTCCTCTCGGGAGAGACGGTCCAAACGGATGGATCCGCGGGAAGGATGTTTAGGTAGCACGGTAACGGGGTGGGCCTGATCGGGTACCAAGTCCACGGCCGAGGTGCGTTCCAGTACGACGTCGGGGGTTTCCAGGTGGACGGTGATCACTTCGGGAGCCTCTCCGTCGGTTTCCACCAAGATACGTAACGGGTCGGGCAGGGTCTCCATCCCATTGAGTTTCCGAATGACAATGCGGTAGGCGCGGGGGGCCACGTATTCGGTGTATACTTGGTAGTCGTTTAGCAAAAAGGAAAACGGGGGATCTTGGTCGTAATAGAGATCCACCCGGACGTTTTTGACGGCGTACATGACGGGCGGTAGATGGATTCTAAATCATACGTCTAATTTTTAGTCATATGATTGCACGCGGGTCCCCCTGTCTACGCCCGGTACGACGCATTCGCCATGCTTTCCGTGTCGGATTTAGGAATATCCAATACGGAAGGGTATGACGTTCCGTACCAAGTGGCCATGACCAATACCACAATCACCATAAAAAAACAAAGCCACGCATGACGGTTGAACCATTGACGCAGTTTCATGGTGACCAAGAGACACTATACTATAGCCGTTTACATTACGTACAGACAGCGTCGCAACATGACCATGTGACCACATAACCACATCACCACATAACCACATCACCACATCACCTATGCATTTTTTCTTTTCGCTAAAGAGGCGAGCTCCGCTCGCCACCGTTCACCGTTCTACATAACAGACGTCCCTTGTCACTTTAGGAGGACGCGGGGGCAGGGTGCTCACCGACGTATCGTGGGATGTGTCCAAGATCGTGGATTCGTCGGCGTGGCACAAATAATTACGATACGCTTGCAACTTATCGTACTTGTCCTCTGCCGCCTTCAGAGCCACCATTAGCTCGTACACGTATTCGGACGAGACCGCCTCTTTGCATGCCGTCACGAAAGCAGCTTTACGGACGTGTTGTGTTCCGTCCGTCACGGTGTAAAAGCAGTGGATGGGCCTTTCCGAGAAGAACCGGTCGCGGATCATTACCGACAGGGACCCGCGGTCGTCGTTCTCAAACCGACGAATTTTGAAACCATAGACAATGAACGCGTTGGTACTTTGCCACTTGATGGACAGAGAATGGTCCATCACGTCGCCGTACACCCGCAACCCTTCTCTCACCTTTTCCAAAGGGTGCTCCGTGTCCATGTTTATTCCCCGCACATACAGGTTGATGGTATACCACGCATTCAACCGATTCTGGATGACCCTTTTTTTCTCTTCCTCCAAGAATGCCGCATGTTGTTGTTTCTTGTCCTCCGCGATCCGCTTCTGAGACTCCACATCGTCCTCGTAGTCCTCTTGCTTTTCCCCCAAAAACACGTTGTATACGTTGCGGTTGCGGTTGCAGTAAATGCTCATGGTGGGTGTCACGCAAAATGAGATGCTGTGATTGATTTCTATGACACATGGAAATCAATTTTTTATGGTTCGTGGCGCTCATCCTGCCTCCGCCTCCGCCCTTACCAGTTGGACCCAAAGACCGATCCGGCGAAATTGGAGGGCATAGGGTCCACATTGAATCCGCTGTCCGGAATCATCATCATGTTGCCCACCGAGTTTCCGGGTGCCATGGCGGATTCCGAGGTGCGCGGAATCGTGGTGGCAATGGGAGCTGGCGGGAACAGACCGGGCTGAACGGCGGAATCATCTAAATAGTCCGCTTGGCTCGCCGCGTGGGAAGGCGGCGTCGTGTTGCCGAACCGGACCGCCTTCTTAGACGCCGCCTTCTTCTTGTCCTCCATGGTGGGGCCGTTCCACAGCTCCAACACACGCTCGTACAAAATGTTGCTCTTGAGACCCAATTTGCTCTGGATGCTCAAGATGATGACTAAAAAGGGGATGATCGCGTTGATGAGGGTCAAGTGCTCGTATTTGAACCCCGACCACGTGGGGAGGTAGGTAATGATACGGTGAATCAAGATGACCCCCACAAAAATCACCGACAGTTGGATGAAAATCTCCAAGGTCAATTCCAGGGACGATTTCTCTAAATCCGCCTCGGGAATGAAACGCTGAATGAGTTTGTTCAACAGGAACACGGGAATCAAGGCCAATATCGCGTATTGGAGCACATTCAACACCTCCGCCTTGCTTTCTTCGGTCGTAGAAAAGACATGGTTTAGGAAAGTGGTCTTGGTTTCCCGGGATTCTTGCAATATTTCCATGCTGGTTCCTATAGATTTGATTGAGATTCCAAACGTATAATATGCCCAGAGACAAATTCCGTTGTAGCCACATGTCGGGTCCTCGCACCCTGCCCTCGCCCTCACCCCGGCTGTCCAAGAATCAAGTATAGGAGCACCCCGAAACGGGTTAAACCGATCATGCTATGGCATGGTAGATGTCGGACTATATGGATTATTTCCTCGGCTTGTTTTCCACCAGCTGGTCAGTACCTCCACAACACGACCCCCCTACCCAGACGACCCAAGCAATGACACATGGGTCCGACGTCTCCGACATAGAAGAGGATCCGGAAGAACTCCAATGTCTGTACCCCCATGAACGGATCATCTACGAAGGTTACGTGAAACATGACAAGAGCCGACCCCTCATGTCCATTCTGGGGAACATGACACGGTTTACCTTGCACGAAGAACTTCAGTATTTGTACCTGATTGAGCGTATATTACGCGAGGGCTCCACAGAACACGGGCGCAACGGCGACGTCATGTCCGTGTTCGGAAACATGATGCGGTTCACCTTGCGAGGTGGCGTGGTACCCATGATGACGACGAAACGGTTGGCGTGGAAGGCGTGTTTTCACGAGCTGATGTGGTTTCTTTCGGGGAAGACGGACAATCGGGCGCTTCAGGAGAAGGGGGTGCACATATGGGATGCCAACGCCTCCCGGGAATTCTTGGACAGCCGCGGACTGTACGACCGCGCCGAGGGGGATTTAGGCCCGATTTACGGACAACAGTGGCGTCATTGGAACGCGCCGTACATGGATTGCCACACGGATTATACCGGGCGCGGCATAGACCAATTGCAGTATGTGATAGATCAACTGAAGAATCCCGAAACCCGGTCCAACCGTCGGCTCATTGTCAGCGCGTGGAACCCGGAACAATTGTCGGAAATGGCGCTGCCGCCGTGCCACGTATTGATGCAGTTTTATGTGCGGAACGGGGACCAGCTGTCGTGCGCGTTGTATCAACGGAGCGGGGACGTGGGTTTAGGCGTTCCGTTCAACCTTGCCTCCTACAGTTTGTTGACGCATATGGTGGCCCACCATTGCGGATTGCAGGCTGACGAGTTTGTCTATTTTCTAGGGAATGCGCACATATACGATGGCCACCGGGAGGCGTTGACGGAACAAATGTTGCGTGAGCCGATGCCCTTTCCTAAAATACGGTTCCGGCGGTGCCCCTCGCGCATAGAGGACTATGATTTAGACGATATTGAATTCGTGGAACCCTATCGGTCCCACCCATCCTTGAAAATGGCCATGGTCGCGTAAAATAAGTTTAGAAAGAATCCACTATGAAATTATCATAACCGAGATGAGCGCTGCGAATTCGTCTGCTAAGAAACGGCGAGCGCCGCCCAGTATTGAGCCCGTCAAATCCACCACGAATCCGTCTATGAATCCGATGAGCAGTCCGGCAGGAGGCATGACGCTTCCTCAGGTGATTTCGTTGATTGACCGGCGGCTTATTCATTTGGAGAGCACCACAAAGGCCCTCTCCGAGCGTCAGGTGGTTGAGCAAGAAGACGGTGAGAACGACGTCGCTCCCGAGCATGCCACGAAGATGCTGGCGGACATTGAGGGACGGTTTGAGGTGCTGGCGGACGAGATTGCCAACATCAAGAACATTGTGCTGAACTTGCAGTCTTATACGATGGATGTCAATCGGATGTTGTTGGAGGGTCGCAGTGTGCTCATGCCATCCGACGAGATGAAATTAGCAGGAGGTACGGAGTATGATGCATCGGGGGAAGCCATCGCGTCTTTGGACGATGCGACCAGTCTGCCGACTACGGCGGTGTCGCTGAACGCGGCGTCCATGATGATGGCCCCGGAGGAGGAGTCGGACGAGGAGTATCAGGCGCCCATTACCAAGGTGCGGTGGAGCAGCAGCGCGTAAATCATTCACGGGAAACGTACAGGAAGTAGCCCTTCAAATTCACACGAAGTCCCCCCCATTCAGATTTCCAAACAGACATGTGTTTAGCAATCTCTTCCGGCTTGTAGTGGGCGTCCACATGCATCTCTTTCAAATGCGGCAGTTGTTGGAACATGAACGGCACAATCGCCATCTGTTCCGCCGAGACTTTGTAACCGCGCAACGTGATTTTTTGAATACGTTTCACCACGTCGCAGTCGGCAAAATTCATGAATTCCTGGACGAATTTCTGGAGTTTTTTGCAGGTGATGTTTTTAGGCAGAACGGGGGTATGGTCGGCATTCAGGTTCAGCCAGGTGCCTTTGTCGTAGAGGTAGGGGTACAACATGGTGGATGCTTCGGTATCACCCAGCACGAAAAGACGCCCTTTGCACTGCTTTTTAGTCACATTGAATTTACACGATGGCGCGGGTGACGCTACCGAGGCACGTAATGTTCGCCGAGAACGGGCGGTGTTCATCGTCTTGGTATGGATCTTTTCGGCCGGGCTGGCTTCGTCCGCCACAGGACTGGTATATTCGTAAGGGCGCCAGGAATCCGGTACAGACATGGGCGTCGGCATCGGCGATTTAGATTTAGATTCTTCAATGGAGTAGGTAATATTGGGTTGTTTAGTGGGTTTTTTGCCCGGATGGATGGGACGCAGTGTGCGGGCAGTTTTATTCTTACGGCGAAAAAAATTCATGGGATATGTACTAAATCGGTCTGTTACGTTCCGTTTCGCTCCTATACATTAGATTTAGATGAAAACGTCCCAAGACTGAAAGTGTGCGGAGCCGTCGGCCACTCCCACGCCTTGACCGCTGCGCAAAACCGCTTAACAATAATTCTTATTATCAGATAAAGGTGTAAAGATAATTGGATTACCTTTACAAGAAACTGTAAGATACCACAGATGCGTTCCAGCGCCATTCATAATGTAAAAGATGAACGGCGACAAATCAAAGAGCCAACGTGCGAGGACATTATGAAAGTGCAGTCCGATTTTTATTCCTTTCAGAATAAACACGTTTTCTTCCGCAAATCGCAGAAACAGGACTGTGCGAACTATGTGGTTACGCAGATACCGTTGGATACTCTGTTGAAACGAACCATCATGGGTATTTCAGAAACCAACGTCATTTACATGGATTATACCGTGTTCAAGACGTATGCTACGTCGGATAATTATGTACAGATTGCGCGCTGTCTGTTGAAGTACATTCAGACCACGATTGAAACATACGGGAGCTTTGATTTGCATATGAATCTGCAGTCCTTTTCCATGTCGGCGGCCGAGAGATACATGGAGGCGATACAGCTGTTCTGCGAGGAATGCCACAAGAAGGACGAGAATTATTTAGACAGAATGGGAAACATGTACATTTACAATACCCCCAACATGGTGGGGATGATCACCACCATCATTCGCAAGTTTACCAACGATTCCATCAAGGAGAAGCTCGTATGTTACTCTAAAGAAGAATCCGCGGTTAAACTGCGCGAACTGCTGTGCGCGCACTCCTGATCCCGGACCCCACACCCCACACCCCACACCCTGTAAAAATAAAATTGAATGAACCATGACCTCGTGCATGGTTCATTCCACCCAGTTAATCTGATACACTACTTTAGTAGCCATAACCACAACCATGAACGTGTTGTTGAACCACCCGAGCAAGATTGAGGCGTTTACGACGATCTTCCAGAGCATCCGTAATCTGACCCAGACCATCAACATTCAGTTCAACGCGGATCGCATGTATGTTCAGACCATGGATAGCGCCCGCATTTCCATCTTGGAAGTGTGTTTAGCGAGTTCCTGGTTCGGGGAATATACGTGTGCACAACCGGTGTCTCTGGGCATCAACGTCCAGATTCTACACAAGATTCTGTCTACGGCGAAGAAGGACCACAGCATCCGCATCTTGTACAACACGGAGGAGGAGTCGGACCTGTTGACGGTGGAAATGAAAACGATGCAGGCGACCAACGGCAGTTTTGATCAACAGTTTACGTGCCCTTTAGTGGATTTGGAGGAGGAGGTCCTCACCATTCCCGAGATTGAGTATCGGGCGGAAATGAGCATGCCGTCGTCCATCTTCTCCACAATGATACAGCAACTGCGGGGGTTCGGCGAAAGCCTGGACATTCGGTGCAACGAAACTGCGAATACGTGGACGTCCACGTCCCAAGAGAACAATGAACGCATGTCGGTCAACATCAAAATGGACGATTTAGACGAATTCTCCATAGATGAGGATGCAGAGATGCAAATGTCGTTTGCCCTCACCCAATTGATGTATGTGAGCTCCTACGGAAAACTTGCCAAGAACGTCTACATCAAACTTCACGAGGATTACCCGCTACGCCTGGACTACCCGTTGCCGAGCGACAGCGGCGACTCTTCGCAACATACTCCGGATTGCATGGTTCGCTATTATTTAGCCCCCAAGATTTCCGACGACTAGGTCGGCGGCGGGACCGTGACCCATCCATCACCCATATACTCATCATCCATCTACCCCAAGTTTAAACCCCCGTCTAAAATACCCACGAAAAGCTATATACCACCCGTAACCTAAAAACATGACCGAATGGTTCCTTTTTTTCTTGGTCGTATTTGTCTATGTGCACGTGATTCAACAATACAAGTACAGTGAAGAGTCCGAGGTGTATGAAATGGATTACGTAGACAATGCGAATTTGCAGGAAACGTGCCAATTGTTGCAACCGGTCGTGTTCGTCGCATCGCTAAACGTCCTGCCGGTGTTGCCGATGCCAGAAGATTATGTCCCGCCGGCGACCGGCCCCACCCCCACCCTCGCCCTCTACGATGCGACGTCCACCAAGTATGCGACCCCCCTCCCCTTTGCGGCGGCCTGGGAACTGTTGGGGGCCACCGAATCGTTGCGGTATTCTGAACACAACGAGGCGTGGATCGCGACCAACCCCGAATACCAAGAAAAGTTGCACGAGATGCACGCCTATTTGCAACCACCTCTGACCGTCCAGTCTTCCCAAGATGTGTGTATAGGAGCTCTGCAGGCGTACACGCCCTTTCGGTACCACGTGAATACGCGCAAATTCTTGGTGGTCGTCTCGGGAAGGATCACGGTGAAAATGGCCCCGTGGAAGAAACACGCCAAGTGTCTCCACGAGGTCCGCGACTACGAATTGGGGGAATACCGTTCCAACATGAACGTATGGGAGCCCAAGGAACACCACCGCCGTGATCACGACAAGATTGATTTCTTGGAATTTGACGTGGACGTCGGACACATTTTGTATGTGCCCCCTTACTGGGGATACAGCGTGCGGTACCAAGAACCCAGAACCGTCTTAGTGGACTACACGTACAGTTCTCTGTTCAACCGCCTGGCCTTTTTAGGCGAAATTGGACGCACGTGGATGCAACAACAACGGATCTTTTCCTCCTATTTTCCGTCGGTGCGTCCGCGTTCCATGACACCGATCCCCGCTCAACCCAAACCCGACCCCCCGAGTTCCGAAGGAGAAGAACCGCCGCCACCCGCGCATCCCGACGAAAAAAAAGAGGCCACCCCTCTCTCTCATCCCCCCGAGGCCGACCCCCCGGTCACGGATAAATCGTCCTAAAGACGCTGTCCGATCCGTACCTTTGGAAAAACGTCTCCCAGGGCAGGTAATTGTCACGGCACCGGATCATGAAGCGCTGTTCCACTTCGTAGGGCTGTTCGTCCGGTTCCAAGCCGAATGCCGTGTAGAACCTTTCCATGGCGTCGTCGTCAAATACCACCGTTTCGGCGTCGTCGTCCACGGTACCTCCAAATGTTGCTATTTTTTCTGCCCAGAATGGGGTGGACGCGGCGTGATAGAGCCAGTGGTCGTAGACATGGTATAGGAATTCGCGCGGTTCGTCGGCGGCCCCGGGTTTGGGACAAAGCTCGCCCCCGTCCCCCGGGCGTCCGGCGACCACCCGACGTAACGGGAAGCGACACACGTGGGCTAAACAGTTGCGAACCGGCACCCCGGAAGGGGGCATCCGAGTACGGTATGTGTCCAGTTCAGCGAGAGAGAACCCCCCATGTTCGTGGTTTATCATCTTGGTGTGACCCGGCGACGTATCCGGCGACGTATCCTCCGTGACCGTCAACTTTGCGCAGTATTCGGCTAAAGAAGGAACATCTTCGCAAGGACGCAACCAGCCGGTCAACGATACGCGGCCCCCCAACAGATGAACGATCCACGCCCCGAGCACGACCGCTTCTTGGTCGGTGTGGGCACGGATGTCGTGGTCTTCCAACGAAGCGTATAGGAGACCCAAGGTCCGGCCCAGTTCAGGGCTAGCTTCTTGGTAGAACCGTTGGTAGGCTTCCCACAAGAAGTGGAAGAGGTCCTCTTGGAATCCGCTAAAGTAGAGTTCGTAGGCCCAGAAGAGGGCTTCGTCGCGTTCCCGGTCTAAGAGGGCCCACACGAGGGACCGATGGACGTGCGTGGTTTCGTACAAATAGCGCGTCAGTTGCCACATCTGTGTTTGCTGTGGTACAGTTGTAGGTTAGAAACACCCGCAATCAATTTTTGCGGGTGTTTCTTTAGCGATTTGGTTAGTGGTGTCGGATGGACATTATGTGACTACACATTATAGTGTCCCTTCCCACTTCCACCCCCTTCGTTTCAATATGACCAAAAGTCGCAGCAGCAGCGCTAAAGGGAAGGCCAACAAGACCCGTCGCAAGGCGGTATCTCATGCGGGGGTTCAGTCCCAGCTAAAATCCCACATTGTGCAAACGTTCTTGGAAATGCTAAACTTGGTCAAACTGTACCATTGGCACACCCATTCGTACCCAGAACACAAGGCCACGGACGAACTCTATGCCCATCTGAATGAACACATTGATACGTTTGTGGAAATCATGCTGGGCAAAGACGGATCGCGTATTCACCACGGCTTGGAAAGTGCCCCGATGGATGCACTGCAGATTGCGAATACGCACCAACTGCACAAAAAAATAGAAGAGTACAAGGCGTTTTTGATGGGCATGACCCACACGTTGGATGCCTCCCGGGATTCGGATTTACTCAATGTTCGCGACGAAATCTTGGGCGATCTCAACCAGTTCACCTATTTGCTCACCTTGCACTGATAGACGGACATCATTCCTGCCAGATGTGGAAAATGGTTGCATCCCGGAAGGTGGCGTCCGGTCAATTCCCGGTGCCGCAAATTGGCAATGGAATAGCGCCGGGCCATCATAAGACACCGTTCACGAAACACCTTTTTCCAGTGTCGTTGAACCAGACGTACCCAGTGGGTCTTGAGAATGACATGGTATTTGGATTTTACAATATGTAGCTTCATGATGTGGACAATGTTCGTATTGTGAGACGGGTAGAACACGGAATATAGGTTGAGATAATCCACCACGTGGTTGTAATTGAAAAGGAAGAAGGTTCTCGGCGAAATGGCGATATCCAACAAATATCCGTCACTCGGCGAATGGCGCGCTTTACCAACGTAGTAATGCCCATCCAGTTTGGGTTCGTCCACAAAGTATTCATCCGTAATGAAGATGCGGTCTTCTATGGTGTCCGTGTCGGAACTGTAATCACTGTACTCGGACAACACGAGAATACTGTCGCTCGTAGTGCTGTCAGAATCCGAACTGTATTCGCTCTCGCGCTCGGACATTTGGTAAGGGTCAAAGGTGGAATAATAATGAAAGCTCATACCCGAGCGAACCCATAGATACTATACAAATGTATATTATCCCATGGCATGTATAGGAGCACTCTAATCAATTTTTACACGGTTCATGCAGCAGCCGTGCAAAAATAGACATAAAAGGTTCGGGCCATTAACATACGTATACTACGCGCACACGCACACGTTCACGCCATGGTTGTCATTTGCGATGCCCCGTACCCGCCCGAACGCGAAGCCGTCTACGGGGACCATTTTAACAAGTTTCCGTACCCGTTGTCGGACTTTCAGAAATATTCCATTCAGGCCATTGTGGATGGACACCATACGTTGGTGTCCGCGGCCACCGGGAACGGCAAAACGGTGTCAGCAGACTTTGCGATCCAACATTTTGTCGCCCAAGGTAAAAAGGTCATTTATACCTGTCCCATCAAGAGCTTGTCCAATCAGAAATTTTACGACTTTTCTCAGAAATACCCGGACATTCAGTTTGGGATTTTCACGGGGGACATCAAGTTCAACCCGACAGCGGATGTCATTTTCGCGACGGCGGAGATTTTGATGAACTATCTGTTTTCTCTGGAAGCGCCGGTGGAGGGGGGCGCGTCGGAGGATACACCCCCGCCGAGACAGTTGCAATTTCAACTGGACATTCAGCGCGATTTGGCGTGTGTGGTGATGGACGAGTGTCATTTCATCTTGGACGAGGACCGCGGGAACGTATGGGAAAATACCATTCTGATGTTGCCGCCGCACGTGCAAATGGTGTTGTTGTCGGCGACCCTGGATCAGCCGGAGAAGTTTGCTAAATTCTGTGAACGGGGCGGGGCTCCCTACAAGGAGGTGGTATGGTCGTCCACCATGACCCGTATTGTGCCGCTCACACATTACGGGTTCATGACGACGGTGGAATCGCTCTTCAAGAAGGTGAGGGACAAGGCCACGCAGGCCATGATCCGGGAACAGACCAACTGTTTGATCCCGTTGAAGACGGAAAACGGGCAGTTCCAGGAGCCGGGGTATCACCGTCTGAAACAGCTCAAGACCCTCATGACGACGAACCAGATATACATGAAACGCTCCCATGTGCTCAATACGTTGGCGCGGTTCCTGGTGGACAAGGAGATGTTACCGGCCCTGGTGTTTACCTTTTCGCGCAAGAACGTGGAGATGTGCGCGAAAGAGATTACGACGAACTTGTTGGAATTTGATTCCAAGGTGCCGTATACCATTCAGCGGGAGGCGGAGCAGATCCTGAGACGCAAGTTGTCCAACTACCAAGAATACATGCAGTTGCCGGAGTACATTCAACTCATTCAGCTGTTGGAAAAGGGGATCGGTATCCACCATTCCGGGATGATTCCGATACTGCGCGAAATCGTGGAATTCATGATTTCCAAGCGGTACATCAAGATGTTGTTTGCCACGGACAGTTTTTCCATCGGTCTGAACTGCGAGATCAAGACGGTGGTGTTTACGGGCATTCAGAAATTCAACGGGCAACTTGAACAGTTTTTGGCGCCCCATGCTTACACGCAGATGGCGGGCAGAGCCGGTCGGCGCAACATTGACACGGTGGGACACGTGGTCCACTGCAACAATCTGTTTGATCTTCCGACATTTACCGACTACAAGACGATCCTGTGTGGTAAACCGCAACCCATGGCTTCCAAGTTCTATCTGACCTATTCCACGGTGTTGAACCTCATCAAAAACGGCCACAAGCGCATGACCGACTTTTGCGCGTTTATGAACAAGAGCCTGCTAAAACACGACATGATTCAGGAGAAGGAATCCGTCGCATCTTCCTTGGCCCTCCTGGAGAAGGAATTGGCCGCCAAGAAGGCGTCGGTGGAATACATGCGCACGCCGGTAGATGTCGCGGTGGCCTACTTGGAGGCTAAACGCACCTTGCCCGATTTAGTCAACAAGCGGCGCAAGGAGGCGGAACGCCAGCTACAGGCGTGGCGAGACACCTACCCCACTTGCGAAGCGGATGTCCAAAAATATGCGGGGATTGCGGCGAAACAGCGTGAGGTGGACCAGTTACGCCACGACATGCAGGGTTTAGACGAACGAATCCAGGAACAGTTTCGCCGGTTGTTGTCTATTCTCATTGCCCAAGGATTTGTATATGAGCGCCCCGCCGACGACCCCGACGCGGATACAACGTACGAGTTCATGGAGAAGGGTCACGTCGCCTCGCACATGGCCGAAATCCATCCCTTGGTGTTTACCGACATGCTCTACGATTACAACTTTTTTGAAGCGTTTACCCCGGTGCAGTTGGTGGCGTACATGTCGTGTTTCGCAGACGTACGGGTTCCCGAGGATTTAGTGATTCGTGAACCGCGGGTGGACGATCCGCTGTTGCAAACATGTGCATCCGATTTGAAATCCAAAATGTATGGTTACTGCGACAGCGAACACGACCACGGATTGAATACCGGTATTCGGTACGACCGGGCGGTGGTTTTTGATCTTTTAGCAGAAATCATGGTATGGGCGCAATGTCCCGACGAAGAAAGTTGCAAGCGGTTCGTACAGGAGGTCATTATACAAGAAAAACAGTTGTCGGTGGGGGATTTTATCAAAGTGGTCATCAAGATATCGGCGGTTGCCAAGGAATGGATGGCCATCTGTGAGCACGAGGGCAAGATTGGCTTGATGGACAAATTGCAAAAGGTGGACGCCTTGATCTTGAAATACGTGTGTACCACCCAAAGTTTGTACGTGTAGTACGACAGTAAAAGCAAGACGGTGGTCGGAGGCCGTTTCGTGGGTGGAAAGGAAACCTATTCCCAGTAGAATGTATATGAGCATGTCAATGGATTTGGGTTTATTGGCGTCTAGCAGTTCCAATTTGCCGCCGATTCCAAACGGGGTGTACTACGGACAGAATGAACCATTGGATGCCATGAACCGCAATATATATGCCCGTAATTTGGCCGACGTGCCGTTACGGCCGAACATGGACCTTCGGAGCGTACCTTCGCGCACTACCTTGTACCCGATGCTGGAACAACGGCCGGCGTATTCGGGCCAATATTTAGACTATTCTTCTCAGTCTTATTTTTCGCCGGCGAACACCATGGGCCCGCCGAGTGGGTTCCGAGTGGACGACGAGTCGCGGATGCGCAACCAGTATTTCGCACTGCAACACGGGGCGGATCAATCGGTGTATGTGCCGTCGTCGCAGTCGGACCTGTACAAGGTGGAGGTTCCCGTGTCGGCGCAGTCGGTCGTTCAACCCTTTCCGGGGTTGTTTGAGAAGCCGATGTATGTGACCGAGGCGGCGCCTTATGCGGACAAGATTGGCCGAGAGATTTTCAACAACAGTACCAAGACCCAATTGCGTGACGTCTTTTAGGATGGTCTGTCTCATATGGTTCATGGACACTTTGGAAAATTGATTTCGCAATAAGCAGATAAAAACAACGCAACACATACCATTACCCAGTAACACTCCAGGAACCGTGATCTGATTGACCGATGACGAACCACGTGAAGGTATCCGCTTGCATCCAAAACATTCATGTGGCCTTGGCCAAACATGATGAGTATAAGAGCAATTATCAGATGTTGTTCACGTTGCCTTTGGTGAACAAGTTGAGAAACAGAAACCGACAACTGAAGAAGCAGGTGCGCACATTGAAGAGCATGCTGATGAAGACCCAGACCCAGACCCGTACGGGAAACAAAGAGGTGATTATTGATCTTACGACGGAGGCGGAGGAGGATGGTGACGACGATGTGGTGATCGTTAAGGTTGAAAAGGAGTCGGAAAAGGAGAGGATTGTCTACGAGATTGAGGAAGAGGAGGGTGCGGAGGAACCCGAGGCGTTTACAGAGGAGATTCAAGCTCAAGAGGAAGGCGAAGCCGACGAAGAGGTGGACATGGCGGACATGGTCTCTGTAGATGAGATCGTAGAAGAGGATGAGGAAGTGACAGAAGAAGTGGAGGAGGTGGAAGAGGAAGAGGAAGACGAGGGAAAAGAGTTACAAAAAGCTCTGAGTAGAGAGATGTTAAAGGGGGAAGAGGAAGAGGAAGAAGAAGTCGTCGTGGAAGAGGAAGAGGTGGAATATGAAGAAGTCGTGGAGGAAGAAGAGGAGGAAGTAGAGTTTGAGGAAGTGGTGATCAAGGGAGTAACATATTGTACCAACGATCCTCAGAACGGCGAGATTTATGCAGTCACCGAAGACGGTGAGTTGGGAGACATGGTAGGTAACTTCGTCAAAGGCAAGGCCGTGTTCCTGAGTGCTGTGAAGAAAGCTTAATCACATGTAGCAGTAAGAACAACGTACATACATCAAATAAAAAGACGGTAGCGTCTTTTTATTTTTACAAAGGTTGGGTGTCATGGTTAAAAACGTTATCAAAATGTTTCAATATTTCGTTTTTTAACTCGGTATTTTTGGTCAATATACCCAAACCAGCCGAATGCGTGAAATATAGTTTCTGCCATCCATCCTCCACGTCTCTGAAAAACTGCGCAATCTCAGGAAATGCAGTCACATCATGAAACAAAATAATACTGTTCTCGTCCACAAATGGTGACCAATGATCATAATCGCTTTTGACGGCTTCGTATGTATGCAACCCATCAATGTGCAATATTTGTATAGGCAAATACCAAGACTTGGCAACCTCTCCAAATTCCCCGACGATAATTTCAATGTTGGTCAAGCCGTGTGACGCGATGTTTTCCATGACCGAGTCGTATGTATTTCTAAACCCGGTCTGCATGTCTCCTTGAAACATATCAATCCCGTAGTGTTTCCCATCAGTATTCTGCAGTGCATTAGCAAAAACAAAACTACTAAATCCAAAATCCACGCCTAATTCAACCACTACCTTGGGTTTCATATGTTTAACTATAAACTCTGCGAAAGTCCGATGCCCTTTCCATGCCGAAACAATAGAATCAATCCAGTCACTAGACATTATACATTATTTATGATACGTCATTTTAACCGTTTACAACGCGAACGAAATTCCCTCCAGACAGGGTGAATGTTCCCAGAACTTGTGCATAATAGTTGCCTCCGGTCGGTTGACGAGGTTGAGAGGTAGGTTTAGGTTTGGGTTTCACTTGAGCCGCAATGATGGCGTCCATCTCGGGATCGGGTTGTTTGACTTTTGGGTGCGCACTGGTATAGGCTTTGATCAGGACTTTTAGAGCTCTATTTGGATACAGACGGGTATCCGTGATGGCCGTGTGATGAAGAGGACTGGTGGGGGTGTTGTGCATCCAGGCTTCCATGGCCCGACGTTCGTAGGATTCCCCGTCTTGAGCAATCACCGGGTCGTCCATGAGGTTGAGGGTGATGGGGCACAAGAAGTGTCGGGGGATGTCCGGCGTCTCCGGGGTACCCGACGTATTGGTGGCAATGGCAGTGGTGGTCATTGGTTTCAGGGTGATGTGGTTTTTATAGGAGAAAATGGGTAATTCAATTTTACAGTAACCGGCTCACCGTGTCTCACCACTTCATGATGAGGGAGGCCGACGCCGAGTCGGCTATCGCGGATCCCACCGACGACATGGCCCCATTCGCATTCGGCCCCGTTTTATCCGTGTCGGACTCCCCCTCTTTGACGGCATCGGCAGCGCGTTTCAGGACCATTTTGGCCTGTTGGATTTCGTCGGGACTGGGCATTTGGTTGTTGATCAGATCAATGTGATGCGAGGTGAAACTTTCGGGCAAAATGCACAATCTAGAATCCTCGTTGAAGAGGTAGTCCATGCAGAGAATGAACACCAAGGTGACCGTCAAGGCAATGTAAATATCACGGCTACCCATCCATACAATGCAGAAAATGAGAATATCCCGGCTAAAGGTGTGTTTCAGATAGCTTTCCATGGATTTGCTGAGCCGAATAGATACGAATTTACTGGCAATGTTCAGCGTGATCACCACGAGCCCGGCAAATATTTTAGACGAATTGATGTACTGTAGCTGATTATGGAAATATTGCACGTATTGATTCTCAAACCAATTGGACCATGTGGGCAGGTTTTGCTTCGCCTTTTTACTTACCATGAATACTATACAGTATTCATGGAAAAAGCCCCGCCGATGACAAGAGGATGCATCCAACGATCCATCCCGTTTTCAAATTTCCGCACCGTGGAACTGGGTTTCTAATTCCACGGGTTCATAATCAAACGTATCATGGTGATCCAGCAGGTCCAGGCCAATGATCTCCCCTTCCGTGTTAATGATACTCTGTTTGTTCTTGTTAGAAAAGGATTCGGCCATTCCCAAATAAGCTAAACATGCCACGGCGATCAAGGCCAGATAGAACCCCACCGGTTTGGATAAAAACGGCATGAAACGAAATAACGTATTTTTCTGTTGAGCAGTCCTCATTATCCTAAGAAAACTTTACCAAAATTTTGACCGTTTCCTTTCGTATACATTTACACGCAGAAATAGATAACTCTTCCCGCTTCTTCCGGGTCTTGCTACACGTATTCGTCATCTCTGTCCCGGTTTTGCCGGAATCGTACGAATTGCTGGAATTGGATGCGTAGCTATCCACCGACTCGGTAGACGTTTCGGTTAAATTGCGGTGTTTAGAAGTGGTGTTGCGGGTATTCATGTCCCGTTCAATGTCGTGATAATGCGCTTGAATGTAGTCTAGAATGTGGTTTTCAATGGCCCATTTGAAGAAATTGAGTTGTCCAATGGTGGTTTCCATGTGTTTAGGGGTGTCGTCTTGCTCAGTCGTAAACGGTAGTTGAATGCGTTCCCAGCGACAAAAGGGGTCAAACCTGCGCTTGGAATAGGCTTTCAGTTTCAGTTTGTAATCGTTGTAAACTTTGAACCGGGTGTGCTCGGTCACGCAATTGGACACGAAACGTGCCCGGCCGTCTTGGACGGGTCGTTCCGCGTCCACGCTCTCCGTGGACGGGACCTCGGGCCCGTGCCCGTGGGAAAGAGGCACGATATCGTAGGTGGTATAGTATTTTTTAGCGTAGTTCGTCACAAACCAATCAATGATACGCAGCGAAATGGTATTGCTGCTCTCTTCTCCTTCGGATCCGACCGAACGCGGACCGTGAACAATGTCTAAAAACCGTTCCATGTTCTCGTTGGTTTTGTAGAATTCTAGTAAATTTTGCATGAGGATGTCATTTTGCGTATTGAGAGATTTAGCATTGAACAAGGGCATAGTACAGTATAGAATACACTGTACCATGTGGTCGCTTTTATACTGTTTTTCATGAGAGACTCGTGTAGGAGGTGTACCCGTGCAAGCATTTACTTGGCAGAGGGCATGGCGGGCATCGCCGGCATGGCCGGGGCCGCGGGCGCCGCAGGCGCCACAATAATGATGTTGGTCTCCTTGCGATCGTCGTCCATCATCGTCGCATTGCGCCAGACAATGTAAACAAACGTCACGATGAACGGGAACAGGACAAAGAACCACGCCAGCATCACCAATCCGTTGGCGCACATGAGGTTCAAAATAAAGACCCAAATGAGCACCTTCACGATGAACAAGAGAATCAACGTGGCGTCAAGGTTGGAGGCAATGACCATGATGAACGAAATAAGGGACAGGACCAAGTAAATGTAGGTCGGCGGGCAGAGGGTGTAACCCCCGAGCTTTAATTTGTTGAGCTTCATGTTCATTATATTTTTAACGCATATTAAAAATCGCACGTTATATTTTGGGACTCACGCCCGTTCCCAACGTTTTGGCCGGATCGGTCTCCCCCATACCCGAAGCGGTGTATTTGTTACCGGCGAGTAATTGAAACGAATTGCTCAATCCCGCCGAAGAACCAAAGCCGGTGATGGGATCGGGGTTTTTGCCTAAAAGCGGGTCTTGCAGGTAATCCATGATACCGCCCCCGCGCTTGGAACGACGGGCCGTCTTGCGGCGGTGTTGGTGGCGGCGGCGACGGCGATTGCCGCCGTTCAGACCGCCAGCGCCTTCTAAACGCGCCGACACCGAGGCATGTATAGGATCATCTTGCAATGTATTCAACGGAATCACATTTCTGGCGTCCTCCGCACCGCCGACCCCGCCGGTATGTTGGCGACGGGTAAAAAAACGTCTGCGCCGGGATTGCCGCTTTTTATGGTGCCGCGAGCGCCGCAAGGACGCGCGTTTTTTACCTCCAAACAGTTTACCTTTTCCGGTGCAACCACATGAACCACCTGAGACGGTAGGAGAATTTGCCGGGTAGAGTTGCATGTTTATAGGTGCGATACGCGAGACGTATTAGATCACTATACTATGAGTTGACATTATTCTATTTCTACGTGCGTAAGCATGTGGCGGCGGCAACACACGTTTTTCAATCCAATCTTGTCCAGGACGTCGGCTTCGGGGGTTTTCTTGGCGTTATCTTTAGTTAGATAGACAATGTTGAACACGGAGGATCCGGCATCCTCGGAACCCTCCATCGTAGTTCGTTTGATCTTGTCCACTTCTCTCAAGTAATAGAAGTATTTGTCGGCAATGACGTTGCCGCACGTGAAACATTTGATCGGAATCATGCTCATGACTGGGGACTGTTATGGTACTATATGATCAGAATTGTTTACACCTGTTTTCATTTCCAGAATAAAAGTTTCTAAATCAATTTTTGTGGGATGACGATCCATGTCCCGGTCGTACCCGATGCGGTAGGGTGGTCTCTACGATTTCGTTTCTTAAAACCAAACCGTATTATGTGTGGATATATTAGCAATGCCTTTTTTTAACACACTAAGTACCTTTCTACCGTTCAGTGTATCCCAGTCCATCATACAACCGATCATCACGTCGGCGTCCTATGGACCCGTGACGGCGTCTTCCATACAAATTGTCAATATCAGAGGGAAATTCACAAAACTAAGGGTAGACCGTTACGATTTAACCAACAATGTTGTCACGACCACCATTGTTTCCCCTTTTAAACTCGGTATGACCTACCTGGATACCGGTGTTACCACCAACATTAATTATAGTTATGTGCTCTACCCGATTGTTGGTGGAAACGTGGGAACCATTCCCTACACGATTCCCGGTACGATTAATGCTTTAGTGGATAATACGAGTATCATTGATAATACGGGCATGTACGCATATTATACATTTGAAAACCCCCTGATCACGGATCGGCCTCCCAAGACGTTGTCGGTACAGGTTCTCAATTACAACAATATTGTGGATCCGAGCGGATGTATCATGTATTACCCGGCCGATTATTATTACTAAGGGGCGACGTCACCGTGCAACGTGCCTACTTTGTAGCCTTGGGTGGTCTTCTTGCGTACCATTTTTACGGCAGACGGGGTCGGGGTCGCGGTCTTCTTCGCCACGTCGTGATCATGGTGCCACTGGTCGTGGCACGTCTTGCAAAGGGTCATGAGATTGGCGGCGTGGTTTTTGTGGACATGGCCGATGAACCCCTGTTGGTCCGCATGTTGTTGGTATTGTAAATGGTGGACCTCTTCTCCGACGTGTTTGTGACATTTCTCGCAGAGCCCCGTGATCTTCTGGGCATTGTAACGAGATGTGTCGCGCTCCAGCACATCAATCGTTTCCTTGTTGAAATATTTGTGCCGTATTTGGTAGGCCTGTTCTATGAAATCCGTCTCCATGTGCATGGATTTGGCGACTTCAATGCCGTAGGTTCCGTTCCCAGGACCGGACTTCAACCGACGGTCATAGACTAGGCAGTCGTGGTGGGGATCATACACAACGCTCATATGTTTTACCGCGATACGGGGTAAATCATGCAACTCTTGGAATTTCAGGATTTCGTGGAAATGGGTGGCAAACAAGAAGGAGGCTCTACGCGTGTACAAGCGCATGATTCCCGCCATGAAAATGGAGAGCGCCGATTCTATTTCGGTCCCTGAACACAGTTCGTCTCCCAAGACCAAGCTATAGGAGTCGGCCATTTTCAGGATGAGACGCAGTTCGGACATTTCCACCGCAAAGGTGGAGAGCCCTTTGAAGAGGTTGTCGTTGCCCAATATGCGCGAGAACAGGGCGCGGTAGGGGCGGTAGTGAAACTCGGAACAGGGGACGTAACATCCGGCCTGGGCCATGATGACCGCCACGCCGAGGGCGCGTATCAAACTGGTTTTCCCCACGGCGTTGGTGCCGTAGAGCAGGATGCCTTGTTCTCCCGGGTCCATGCCCACCGCCACGTCGTTGGTCACGTATATTTCCTGGGTCTGTATGCGCTCAATGAGGGCATGGCGCAGTCCGATCGCTTTCACATAGGACGTATCGTCGTCGTCGGCCGATCCCTCTATACGGGGGCGGCAATACCGGTATTCGTGGGCCACGTAGGCTTTGGTGATGAGAACGTCCCAGGAGGCAATGTGTTTGGCGACTTTTTCTATGAACGGGTACCAGGTATCGCATACGGTGGCAATGGTTTCCGAATACAGTTTAGCCAATATCCGGTTCAGTTCGTCGTCCATGTGTAGCAATTCTTGGGACAGTTGCTTCAAGAGGGGAAACGTGATCTCGTCGTAATTGGCCGACGCTTTGATCAGTTGAATGTCGGACCACGGCACCGAATGCCCGTCAAATTGAATCGTGCGTCCATCCTCGGATAATGCGCCGGGGGACTTGAGGCGACTCTGAATGAATTCCTTCAACAAGGTACCGCGTTTCTTGGTGATTTGCAGGGATATTCCACTCTTGTCCGTCTTGTGCAACCGGATGAACGCGTCCTCCTTGGCCGGCGTCCCCTGGACCACCACGGAGCAGAGTGTACGTTGTATCGTCTCCAATAGCTTTTGAGACGCGTCGCGACGACGCAGACAGTCTGCCAATACGGCAAACGACTCGGGGCGCAAAATGGGTTCGTCAAATTCCTTCGTGGAATGGCAGCCCGCACAATGCTCCATCCAAAAGGTCTTGTCCAGGAAATCCAGAAATCGGGTCACGTCGTGCCAATAGGTCTCACACGTCTCGTCCCCTACCACATAGGTCTGGTAAAACGGATCGGCGAGGATGTGGTCGCCCAACACGGTTTTCCATGTCGTCATGGTCTGATACAATTGAGCGATGGCCGACGGTAAAATACGCTGGGTCACCATTTGCCGTAACATACGTTCCATGTCCCGTATGCCGCGTAGGTCGCGCCGATAGTCCAGAAACACCTCCGGGGAAGCCGTGGACAACACGTGATCTATGGCGCAGTATTCGCGATTCAACCAAGATGCGTCAAAGACCGGATGGACCAACTGGTATTCAAACCGGCGTTTACCCATACTGGTTTGGCATTGGTTCAAGAGGGACACCACCGAATCGCACCGCAATTTCCGTGCACCGTACGTTCCGTCGGGGACAATGTTGAGCTGTTTCAAGGTATGGTTCGCTAGGACCACCCGGGACGACGTGTTGGTGAATACGGGGAACTGGATTTTCTTGGTCAAATCGGAATTGTGGTTTTCCACAAAGTGAATCAGGTAGCAAAACGCTTGAGTAGCGATGATGTTGCTTTGAAGTTCCGTGCACAGGGAAAACGTGTCCTCGCTAAAGACGTTGGCTAACTGCCCCCGAATGTACGTTTGTTTGGTGCAATTATGTACCACGTCGGCGTGTGGGCCGTCCGCGTACACGTAGTGCTTCGGAATGGTCTCCGACCAAGACAAGTATTTGAGCATGGCCGATACCTGGTCTTCAGGGAGTTCGGAGACCACGACAATTTCGCTTGGCATGATGGTCGTCAAATATTGGTCCAGTTCGTCAAACGTGGTGGGGTTCATCAGCAAGGGTGTCTGATATTCCGCCAAGTACGATTCGCCGGTAAAAATGTTCATGGATGCCATTCCGCAGAGGAGGGAAGGGCCAGAAGCGGATTCGGTCCGTTTTCTAGGGGTCACTTGAGACAACCAGATGCAGGTAATGTGGTTGGAAATACGCGGGGTGATGTCCGAATCGGCGGAGAGGTAGGTGCCCGGGGAATGGATTTCGTGCAGGACGCGCACAAAATCCTTGCCCTTCTTTTCTTGGACGTAGATGACCACGGTAAATCCGGCATCCACCATTTTTTGAATGTATTTGTCCAGCTGATGGTCACGCACCCCCGCCATCGCGACCGGGCACGGGGGAAGCTGTTTGATCCACGCCGAAATGGCCTTGGTGATGGCGTTTTCCGACGTGTGGTAGCGTTCCCCGGGGAAGGGGGGCACCGAGGTGATGGCCGGATTCACACATGTACCTAAAGTCATGCGTTTTTCGGCAATGTTCAGATTGCACTGGTCGGCAAAAGCCTGTATGGGAGTAATGTCGTAGGTCCCGGTGAATGGGTTCCGAATACTGTAGACTTCAAAGAAGGACCCCACTTGCATCAGGAGGAGGGTAGTGTCGCCATACTGTTTTTGATACTTTTGGGTCAATTTGAAATAGTCAATGACGATGGAGTCGTCTTTGGCGCCCCACGTCCCTTCCGTGTTTCCACAGTGTTCGTTTTCCTTACTCATGACGGAGGATGTACACTAAATAACTGCACAAGTGTTTATGTAGTTATTTTTATTTGAAGAAGGGTGCGCATACCGGGGCATTGCAGTAAAGCGGCATAACCTGCCCCCCGCCCTGCTTCCGTCGCATCGTGCGACGCTTCTGACGATGCTGGCGGCGCTGATGCTTGGTTTTTTTCAAAAGACGGCTGCGCTCGCGCCTCGTCTTACGTTCCATCTTGCCTGCTATAGGATATGGATTTATTTTTTGTTCTTGTGAGAGTTGCGACGGTGTTTACGCGTCTTGCTTCCCCCCACCACGAGCACCTTATCGTTCTTGGATGAATGCGCCTTGGGTTTCTTGGCGCGCTTGTGGTTGACATCTGCCTCCACCATGGCCACCGCCACCGTCTCCTCGGTAGCGGCCACCACCGCCGGGGCCGCAGCCGGGGCCATGTCCGCTTCCGCTTCCGCTCCCTCGTCCTTCTTGGCCCCCTTGCTAGCCCCCTTTCCGGATTTCTTATACTCCAATCTGGCCTCCTTCATGGCGTCCTTGAATTGGTAATCCTTGTTGGTCGCCTTCTTGGTCTTGTAATATTCGGTGACAAACTTGGTCCACTCGTTCATGGTATTCGTCGGTTGAATTACTATATATATCGCTCATAAAATAACCAATTCCGTGGTGGGACTTCCCGCCGAATCGCCGAATCACTGAATCACCTAATCATTTCATATAGGGATACGTCAACAGGTGATTGACAGTTCTTATACAAAAATAGACCGCGATGAAATAGACAACGCCATGAATGAGAACGTATTTGATCAGAGGGGCCTTTTCTGGAATCGTAATTAGCACATGCGGGGTAGTAATAAAAAAGAAAAAGGTAGCGATGATGGTGTAAAGAATCTGTTCAAGCCGGTTCCACATTTGTATTGATTCTATATTTTTTTGTTGGTAACTGTCTAAATACTGGGTATGAATTCCCAGTCCAGGTCTTGGCACACCTTTTTCCATATTTGGTCTTGTTCGCGCTGCTTATCCACGTCTTTCATAAGAATGATATAGGGTAAATACTGGGTCTGGTCCAGCAACACGCATAGTTGGTACAGCGTGTAGGTATAGTTGAAAAAGTTGGTGCGGTTGGCCGGACAATGAAGGGCCCACGGTTTCTGGATCTCAATGAATAAAACGCACAGGGTTTCGTGGAGTTCTTCGTTCATGATGGGCGGTTTGATCCCAAACAGCGAATTGATGTATTGGATGTGTTCAAAGTACTTGTTGAGACCCAATTTACGGAGAATGTCGCGCATCTTGTCGTAGGTGAGTTGCGACGTCTCGGTAATACGTTCCTTCTTGATGCGGGCTCGGATCGCCTCAATGACCTCGTCGGGGATGAGCGTGGTCTCCTTGGCCTGGAATTGCGACAAGATTTCCTTGAAGTGGTTGAGACGGATGTAGGCCGTATAGGACACTTCGTTCGGCGGCTCTTTGTTGGCGGGCTTGGCGTTGTCCACGATATGGGTGATAAACGCACCACACTTGATGTTGTTGCAAATGAGGATTCCTTCTTCGTCTTGGGGGATGAGTTCGCCTTGGCAACACTGTTCGCAAATATCGGACTGGATCATGAAATCTTGGAGGTTGATGAGTTCGTTGTTGACATTCTTCCAATAGTTTTGGTAGACGTTGCGCGATTGTTGGTATTTGTTGCTAAAGGCGTTGGAGGCTTCCGGGTTGGTCCCCTTGATCTTGAAGAATTGGTTGAGGAGGTTGACGTTTTGGGTACCACCCCCTTCGGAGATGTCCTTCTTCTGTTCAAAATATTGGAAGATGTACCTTGAATTCTGCAGCAAATATTGCTTCTTCTTGGACTTGTATTCCTTGATGCGGGCCCGGGTCTGTTCAATCTTGTCCAAGGTGTCTAAATATTCCTCCAGACGTTTGGCGGCGGCGTGCTTTTTCGCCGTGAGTTTGAGATGTTCAATGTCTTCACGGAGTTGAGGGATGGTGTCCTTTTCAATGGTATCAAAGTATTGGAGCATTTCGGTGTGTTTTTCGTCAATGGTGTTGGCGACATATGTGGATTTCTTGGACTCGGTACCCACGGGTTTACATGCCGAGGAAATAGAGGCCCGGGTGATATTCTTATCGGTTTTTTTCATCGTCGCGGTTTCGTTTTAGAGGGTTCGTTTTAGAGGGTTCGTAATATATGGTACCTAAAAGGGTGTTTTTAGTCCCTTTTCACACCAGGGGTGGGGGTATCCTCCAGATATTGACGTAAAGGCATCCGTCGCATAATCTACCATCATTACAAGCCCGGCACACGTATTACAGATAAGATGGCCACCTTGACGAGCGATTTGAGTCCGACCGACAAGTTGGGTTTGGAATTGTTGAACGCGTGCTACTTTGGAAACACTGCTTTAGCTATCCGACTCTTGGAAAATCCCCGCGTGCCGGGGGGATGGATGGACCCGCGCGACGGGTGGTCTCCCATTCATTATGCGGCCCGGTGGGGGAAAATCGCGATCATCAAAGCGCTCCTGGAGCGGGGGGTGGATATCAATATATGTACAACGGCCAAGGAGACTGCACTGCACAAGGCGTGCCGTTCCAACCGTAAGAATGTGTGTATTTTCCTCCTGTGGCACGGGGCCGATCCGACCATCTTCAACGGGAGCGGGCAACGCGCCAGTGAACTGAGTGCGGACGAGGAGATACAGTACGTATGTGATCATTTCCCGGAATTCATGATGAATTGGGAGGAAGTGCGTAAGAAGATCAAATCCGCTCCCCCCGTGAAGAAGACGGAACCCCCGACGTCGGCCGGTCAGAAGGCCGAGGTAGCGAATACCAAGAAAATGAAGCGATGACCCCGGGCCATGACGTCCTGAAACACCAAGTATAGGAGCACCCACCACGACACCTTTTAGGAGAATAGAGTATATAGGCAACCATGGGTCAGAGAGAAACGGGAAAGAGACGCCACAGTAAAAAAGGGTTACGTAAAACCGCCAAGCGGGGTAAGAGACGTACGAAAGGCGGGGGGTTCTTTGATCGGGTCAAGAGTGTATTTTCGTTTTCCAAGAGCAGTCAACCGTCGGTCCCACCGGAAACGCCGAGCACGTCTGAAGAAGAACCCTTGGTCGTTAAAATCGTACGGGACATACAGCAACAGTTGGGTCTGTCGTTCCAAGAGGCACGTGAACTGCACGAGAAGGCCATGACGCCGTTGTCCAATTCTCTTCAATTTACCGAAGCTCAGAACCGGTTGCAGGCTTTGCTCGGTTTTGCGTCGGGCCAGATGTTTGACGGGGAATACCGTGACCGCCTGGAGACATTGTACAACATTTACAAGTCGTACGATGTAGTGAGGTACGTGCCGGTGGTGATGGCGGCCGTCAACACTTTCAACGATAGCATGGACAAGACGAATGACATGAACAGACGGACCAAATCGGGTGATTTCCGTCTTCCCGTCTATCCCAAAATCCAATAAACCACATAGAAACCATGGGATATAGTCTACTTACCATATTGTTTTAGGCATTTTATTGTTTCAGGGGGACACGGTTATCCCCCTGAAATGGCTTCATGTGTGAGATTAGGTCAGAAATCTGCAGAGGCACGGTGCAAGGTGTGCAAGGGCGAGTGAAACGGAGGTGATTCCCATTTAGTCACAAGTAGGCCATTGCGCCGATTTCGGCCAGATTTTTCCGAAAAAGGGAGGGTCCGGGATTTTTTTCTTTTGTAACACTATATACATTTAAACAATGGCTGGTGGTCTTCTTCAACTTGTTGCTTATGGCGCTCAGGACGTGTTCCTCACGGGAACGCCCGAGATTACTTTCTGGAAGGTGTCTTACAGACGCCACACTAACTTTGCGATGGAGTCTATTGAGCAGACTTTCTCGGGCCAGGCCGACTTCGGCCGCCGCGTGACCTGCACGATCTCCCGCAACGGTGACCTTGCGTACCGCACCTACTTGCAGGTGACTCTCCCGGAGATCAACCAGACCATGGCTCCTGCCACCAACTCCGATGGTGTCTATGCCCGCTGGTTGGACTTCATCGGTGAGCAGCTCATTGCTCAGGTGGAGGTGGAGATTGGTGGCCAGCGCATTGACCGCCAGTACGGTGACTGGATGCACATCTGGAACCAGCTCACCATGACGTCGGAGCAACAGCGTGGCTACTTCAAGATGATTGGTAACACCACCCAGCTTACCTACATCACCGACCCCACGTTCGCCGCCATCTCGGGCCCTTGCTCGGCCACGGGCGGCCCCTCGCAGGTGTGCTCCCCCCGCAACGCGCTCCCTGAGACCACGTTGTACGTTCCTCTCCTCTTCTGGTGGAACCGCAACCCGGGCCTCTCGCTGCCGCTCATCGCGTTGCAGTACCACGAGGTCAAGATCAACCTGGACATCCGCCCGATTGGCGAGTGCCTGTGGGCGGTGAAGACCCTCACCTCCAAGTACGGCTCGGGCACGGTGTCTGCCACCGTCCCCTACCAGCAATCCTTGGTGGCGGCGTCGCTCTACGTGGACTATATCTTCCTGGACACGGACGAGCGCCGCAAGATGGCCCAGAACCCCCACGAGTACCTCATTGAGCAGGTGCAGTTCACGGGTGACGAGTCGGTCGGCTCCTCCTCCAACAAGATCAAGCTCAACTTCAACCACCCGTGCAAGGAGCTCATCTGGGTTGTCCAGCCGGACGCCAACGTGGACTACTGCGCCTCGTTGGACAACACCCAGACGCTCTTCAAGACCCTGGGTGCCCAGCCCTTCAACTACACTGACGCCATTGACGCGCTCCCCAACGCGATCCACGCCTTTGGTGGCCCCAATGAGGTCGCGTCGGGCAACTTCATCGTGTCCTCGGGTGTCTTTGACATGGCGGGTGCGGCGGACTCTGGCACCATCCCCACGAGCGCGACCTGGCAGGCGACTGCCACCAACGAGATCCCGTTCAGCCAGACTCCCTCTACGCCGGAGGGCTCGTACGTCTCGGATGCGGGCACCTTCGTGCTGGCGGAGACCGCTTTGGACATGCACTGCTGGGGTGAGAACCCGGTCGTCACGGCCAAGCTCCAGCTCAACGGCCAGGACCGCTTCTCGGAGCGTGAGGGCTCGTACTTTGACGTGGTGCAACCCTACCAGCACCACACCCGTGCCCCGGATACCGGCATCAACGTGTACTCCTTCGCGCTGCGCCCGGAGGAGCACCAGCCGAGCGGGTCGTGCAACTTCTCGCGCATTGACAATGCCACCCTCCAACTGGTGCTCTCCTCGGGCACCGTGGCGGGCACGGCCACTGCCAAGGTGCGTGTGTACGCGGTGAACTACAACATCCTCCGTGTCATGAGCGGAATGGCCGGCGTCGCGTACTCAAATTAAACAAATCGGTAATTTTTGTTACCATATATCATCACAAAAACTAAAAATATAATATAAAATTGTTTGCTCTGCCGATCGGCAGAGCAAACAAGGGTTGCCTTTGGTATTACAAAAGTCAATTGGCTCTTGAATTATAACGGTGTAGATGTTCAAGATTAGTAAAACAATACTCATTGATAACGCATATAAACTCACCCTTGTATATAATGACAGCATCAGCATGAGTACGCGAACTTGGTACGGATTGAGACGGCCTTGGGACGAATATATTTCCCAAGCGTTTGGAAAGTACACTTTGATGAGCTACCGCGATATCCACACCACGGCCTCGGAATACCCCCAGAAATACGATTTTGTACTTTACGAACCGAGTAGCCGCGAGGTGGTTCGGGTAGCATGCCAAAACATTGCACAGCTGGAAGTATGGTGCCATGCCCAGGTGTAAAGCACGCAACGTAGTATGACGTCGCAGTGTTCATAGTACACCGGTGTACACCCGGTGTAAAGTATCGTCTTATATCATGGGATGTCTAGTTCAATACCTCCACTCATTGCCATTATTGCGCCGACGGTAAGTTGTGTTCAATTACTACCGCAGTTGGTGAAGACGAGTATCACCAAGAAAGCGAAGGATCTATCGTTCGGTTCGTTGCTATTGATCCTCATTTCAAATATGCTGTGGTTGGTTCATGGATACCTTATTTTAGATGTATCCCTTATAGCGGCTGGATCAATCAGCATGACAATCAACTCTATACTACTATTCTTGTACATGAAATACGCGTAACTTGGTATTATTTACATCTTTTAGGTTTTTGCACTCTTTGGCGATTTACACCTGCATCTCCATTAATGATGTGTGTACAAATTCAAAATTTCACGGGTGGATAGACGATATAAAGATATTTTACAATACATATTTGTATATAATGACCATGTTCTGCTTCGTTCTAGTGTGTTTGCTGCCGTTGGCGACCTGGGGGTTGACACATGTCCAAATGACGCGTATCAACCGCTTGATGATGAACCCCGACCTGCCGTGTAGGTCCAAACACATGATTGAATCGGTACTGTACAAAAACTACGAGCAATGGGCCATCAAGATTGGATCCAATTTCAAGAAGAAACACAGTTACAAATGCCGTCATATCCCGTTTCACGAAATGTCCATTTATTCTCGTACGGGGTTGCTGAACGCCATTCGCAGGTACCATCCGACCAAAGAGACGGCCCACTTTCATGCCTTTGCGGTTCACCACATCCGTGGTCAGCTGTACAAAGGGATGACCGATCTCTCACCGATCACCAACGTCTCCCGGAAACGTCTGCGCAACCGGGGGACGGTGTATGTACGGGCGACCACGTACAATGCCGAAATGGCCAATAAAAATCCGTCCACGTTGAAACCGAATGATCCCGCCGAGCTGTGGCAACACATTGAAGACACAGCCGATCCCTTTACCCGTCGTTGCATCGTGTACAAGTTTGATTACGATTTCAATAAGATTCGCAGTCACCTGGAAGTATCCCGCCTCATGGAGTGCAGCGAAGAGACGGTACGTCAAGCGATATTGGATTACTTTGTGAAACAACATCTGGGGATTGTACTGGTCCGGGCTTCACCGGAACAATAGCTCGTCGGGGTTGTCACTGTTTGCGAGAGGATCGGGTGCGATTCTTGGACGTTTTGGACCGAGGTTTGGGTTTGTTGAGCTTGGAGTACTTCCATTTGGATTCAATCTTTTCGCCCACGCACCAGTCGTGGCCCCCGATGCGGACAATTTCACCTTTGCACGGCTTCTTAGCGGTTTTTTTTCGTTGAGAGGACATGGTATTATACTGGTAGGGTAGATAATTTGTTCGTGCCTTTACCGCTAGATTGTATAGCAGATACCTCTAAAGTGTGTTTTAAATCGTCAAGGGTATAATCTCATAGTACGAAAACAAGAATCATATCACGATACATGAATAATTTCAATGGCACATTTCCTTTCACAGATATACAAATCACAGACATACCCCAATTTTCTTGCCGCAAGTAGTTTTGCAGTGATTGTTTCCTTATTTTTTTCATAATGATAACGCGATTTACACTCAATCATACGGTTTTGAGATTGGATGTATATATCAACATAATAACGATGCTCTTTTCCGCTTTGATCCGTCCACCATACAGTGGGTACATTACTACGTTCAACCACGATGTCACTCTCAGAAATATTTTCAAGTGTTATCAAGTGTGTTAGACATTCCGGTTCACAACCTTGAACAGTAACTAATCTACCGGATGGCATTTCAAACGTTTTTCGTGCGTAAGCCTTTTTTGACATATTATCTGCGACACCTGGATCTTGTGAAGGATGACGTGTTCCATATTTTTTCATACTAGTCTCTATTGATTTCAAACGCACGTCTGATGACTGCATTGGATAATCGGTTCCGCGTCTCATTTGATTTGTATGTAATGTTTTTTCTTGAACATCAGGGGATTGCATAGGATGCGTCGTCCTATATTTTTTTTTCCATGTTTCCATGGTTTTTGTATGCACATCAACTCCGTGCAAAGAGCTATTGTTACCGTATCTTTCATTGTTCGTTTCTGCAATTTTTTTCTTTACCTCAGAAGATTGAGATGCATATTCAGTGCCTCTACGCTCTATGTTAGTGTTTCTCATTTTTTCCCGGACAACCTCACTTTGTGCAGCATGCTCAACCCCAAATTTTTTAGTCATCGTTATTTTTCCTTTTTTACGTACCTCGTCTAGCTGAAGTGTACTTTTTACGCCATATTTTGCCTGGTTGGTTTGTTCTATTTTTTCGCGTATGGATGGCAATGCATTCAACTCACCAAGCGACGACACACCATGATTTCTAAGAAAGGCATTTTTTTGGTTTTCTTCTTTTTTTATTTTACTACAGGGGGTACATAATGGACCATTTGGATTTACTACTAGTGTTCGGAAACCTTTTTCAAAATGTCCTGTGCATCCAGGCGTTATACAGTTTCCTGAAATTTTAGTGTCACGTGTAATTTTTTGTTGTATCGTTGTAAACCGCTCATCCAATATGATATTGTTATCGTCTGCCCATCTTGATAGAGAATCGTAATTGTAGTATACCATATGGGCGTGTGTGTCCAGGATCACACACCATGAGCAAACCATTTCAATTTTCCCGTCCATCCCCCGCCACCACCGCGCGCTTTTCCATCCCCAGATAATGTATAGGAGCACCCCCGTCTTTGTCATATACAACATGAAATTGGTCGGATTCACCAACATGTGCACACCCGCGTACGTCTATTTAGTCATTTCCACCATGGCACTCACCGTGATGTTTTTTCAGAACTATTACCTCATTGAGAATCGGTTCGGAAGCCCCGACCACAATGTCTATTGCTTGGGATCCTATACGTGCAATGTGAACAGTGTCAGTATGTTGTTCTTGATCAAGATACTCTATGTGCTGTTCTGGACCTGGGTGCTGAATTTGATCTGCCGCGCGGGCGCTCCGTCGTTTGCGTGGTTCCTGGTGCTGCTTCCGTTTGTGCTGGCCTTTGTCCTGCTCTCGTTGCTGTTCTTGGGGGTGCCCGGAATATAATTTGGGTTCATGCCCCATCCCACGTAAACTAAATACAATATACTCATATGGTATGTAGTAGAAATTCATGAAAACTCCGAGAACATCACGCCGGAGCGTTTCATCTCGCACGACCCGTACGCGGCGTCGGTATACCCCGACCCCTTTTACCCAGAGTATTCGGTCCCAAGACGGATGGAAAGTCGTCCATGTGGCCGGAACGCCCCAAGAACGCGGATTCACCCACGGGTTCCTCCTGCACCAGGATCTGGCCACCATCCTTGAGAAATTCCCGTTCATCGTGGACGAAGAACTTGACTATTCGTATAAGAAATACCTCAAGACGTGTCATCGGGTGATATTGCCCATCCTGAAAACGCGTTACCCCGAATTTTACCAAGAAATCGTCGCCATCAGTGAGGGGGCGCAGCAGGCCGGGGTCACGATTTCCGTAGACGTCTTGGTCGCATGGAACGCCCTGATGAGCATGTACGAGTATCTGCACAACGTTCCGGTCAAGCGCGCCCGGCACGGGCGCTGCAGTGCGTTCATTGCGACCGGCAAGGCCACACGTGACGGCAAGGTCGTGATGGGTCATACCACCCACACTGGCTTGGTCTCGGGGGGCTTCTTCAACATTGTCATGTATGTGACCCCCGACCGCGGCGTTCCCTTCTGTATGCAGACGGCGCCGGGTTGCATTGCCAGCGGTACAGACTGGTTTTTGACCAAGGCGGGTATCATCGGGTGCGAGACAACCATCAGTGACATCAATTACCGACCCGATTTTACCAACGGAAATGCCCCCTACTTTTGCCGCATACGCGAAGCCATGCAGTACGGCACCACCTTGGACGACTACGCGACCATGATGACGAAACATAACGCCGGGGATTACGCGTCGTCGTGGTTGTTCGGGGACGTGAATTCCCAAGAAATCATGCTATGTGAGCTGGGGTGCCGGGTGACCAACGTTCAACGTACCAAGGACGGCATTTACTACGGCATGAACAGCGCGGTGTCGCCGGAACTGCGCGTGCGTGAGACGGACGACCAAGAGCTCTTTGATCCCAAGACGTCGTCGGGGGGTCGCAATATGCGGATGCAAGAGCTGCTCTACAAAACGTACTATGGTAAACTGACCATGAAACATGCCCAGACCATTCTATCGGATCATTACAACGTGGTCACCCACAAAGAACGTCCTGGGGCGACGACCATTTGCGTGCATACGTACGACGACGCCAGCGATTATGCTGACCATTATCCCCACGGATGCACCGACGGCAAAGTCGTGGATGCCAATCATGCCCGTAAGATGACCTTCTGGGGGCGGTTCGGACCGTGTTGTGGCCGAGGGTTCAACGCCCGCGAATTCTTGGAACATCATCCCAAGTACAAGGATTGGAAAGATGCGTTGCCAGACTATCCGATCAGACAATGGTCAAGATTGTCTTCCGAATGAAATAGTATAGGAAAGGGACAAAGACGCTGTAGAAGCACCAGAGATTACCCACGTCACCGATGCCGTAGAAATGACGGGTGGTGAGATAGATTATCAACGATTTAAACGCAGAAATGTTACCAAAAGTGGACCAAAGATAGATGCCTTCCACCTGTTTTTCTTTGGTGTTGATGTATACATCAAAGACGGGTCTCCAATGAATCAACATGGGTAACCCGTAATACCATAGGCTTCCCATGGTGAATAGAAACGATGTGTAGGCAAATTGAAAGTATTTCATGTAATTCCAGTTCCATTGCAAGTGATCCTCGCTGTTTTTCAAAGTACACTCCTTCTCCTTGGTACTCAAGAATTCCCACGAATACGCCGAAATAACCGTAAAATAGATCCCCATGATCACCCCAATGACCATGCGGTTCACCGGAGGCAAACGCTCATTCAACCAGAGTATAGCGATTCCCAACACAATGGGCTGTAGATGGTTCAGTATCATGCCGCAGATGGAGACGATACGGTTATAATCGTCGCATACCAAGTGATTCCAGAGCAAATAGTCAATGATTTGCATGAAAGACACGAATCCGTAGCATATCGCAAAGATCTTGTCCGGAAAGGTCCCTAAACTGTACACCATCGTAGAGCCGGTGATTCCCGCAATAAAGGAGAAGAGGCTCATAGACGCTGAAAAACACATGATGAATCACAGCTTTGACGATTCAAAAAGGATCACTATGCTACTTTATTGACACATTTTATTGCTACGCACCGTCGCCTATTTCTTGGGCGAGGTAATGACAAAGTTGGATTCGGGGAAGGAACTGGTTCCGTGGGGCATATTGAGCGCCGTCAATTCCCCAATTTGGAAATCCTCGCCCATAATGTAGTCATCTTGGTTGAGGCCCTCCTCAATGTCGCTCATGGAATGCTTGGGTAATCCTTCGTCCTTTTTATGAGTGGCGGACAGTAACACGTCCAGTACCTCGGGGTCAACGTCACTGTATTTGATGGGCTGTTTCATGTCTCGGATCAAGAGTTGTTTCACTTTGTTGGACACGCCGGAATCCACGTTGTTTTTCATGAGTGCTTTATAGATTTCAAAGCGGCTTTCTTTGGAAAAGGAAGGAACGTGGGTTTCTGGTTTAGAATGGAAGAAATCGCTCACGAGAATCACCTTGAGCTTGTTCAGAATGTCCTCGCCACCAAACGTTTTAAGATGTTCGTGCAGGTGATTGTACATCTTGACGCGTTCTTCCAAGGAGGGATCGTTGTCGTCCAAGGTTCTCTTAGACAAGATGGGCGTCAGTTTCTCCATAATGTCCTGATCAATGTCGTTGTATTTGTTCAATAGCTTGCAGTAGATGTCAAACCGATCTTCCGACGAAATGGATTTCTTGTCGTCGTCTAGGCTGTCCTCTTCCTTGGACATTGGTGAACTGGTAGTGTCAAACGGCGAATTGTCGCCACGCCGGCGGACCTTGGAGGTGTCCCGACGCTGGTTGTCGCGGCGATGCAGGAATTCGTTGCCGGAAGCGGATTGCAGCGATTTGGCCTTGGAACCCCCAAAGAAATAAGTGAAGAACCCTTCGTTGGCCTTGGCATCGGGAGGGTCGTTCATTTCTTTATTGGGTGTACCAGATTTAGCACGTCTTCTTTCGGGATCCCCCAATTGCGAATTTTTGCTGTTCATGGACTCTATCAAGGCAATATCTATCGGAGCCAGCTGGTCTTGGATCGCCTTGTCCATGATGTTGGAGTTTTCAATCATCTTGCAGTACATGGCAAATTTGCCATCCAGGTACTTGAGCCCGTCCCCGTTTCGGTGCTCGGGTTCCAGGGAGAGGACCTTGTATATGTCAATCGCATTCAAGTAAAAATCGCGGCTATTCAGCAACTCATTCTCCATCTTTTTCTGAATCTGCAGGAAGAGCTCAATGGACCCGATGAGACCCGTGACTAAACTCAACATGCAACAAATGATGGAAATGTACATTTGGTCCAAAAAGGGTTGAAGACCAATGTTCAAGACAGAGGCAAAGGCGGAGATGATGATAATGGGTATTCTAAAATATTTCAAAAGGGAGAGAAGAAGGAAATATTGGCGCTTGTGGTGTTCGGACAGTACAATGGAATTGCAGCGTATGTTCTCTAATATGACGTCTGCATCTTCCGGCCAGGCCGCATGGGATTGAGCGCTGTCGCGGTTGTTGTCCATCGCCTTGGAGCTGACCGGACTTTGTATCACTCTGGGAAGAATTTCGTTTGTCATGGGCGCTTGTTATACCAACCCTTGGATTGCGACACTATAGTATAAATAAACATTTATGCTCGGCTGCCACCGACCGTAGAGACGTATAGACCACGCATTGAAAATTGATTTAGAAATGTGTGCCGTTAATGTAAAAGAACATTCATATGGCAGTCGTACACCCATCACTGAAGGAACACCGAACCATGACATCATTGCAATCCTCCGCCAGCAAGACGAACCCCTCATCCTCCACGATGATCAAAGACGTGGTGGAAACGGACAATGTGTACCATTTTACCCTGTTCAATGTGCCGACGTGTTACGCCAACGCAGTGCGGCGCACCATTCTGTCGGATATTCCCATCTCCGTCATCCGCACAGAAAACGAAGAGGTCAACCAGTGTGTCTTTGATGTCAACACTTCACGGTTTCACAACGAGATATTGAAGCAGCGCTTGAGTTGCATTCCCATCCACATGAAAGATGTGGACATGCTACCGAATAAATATCAACTGGAAGTGGACATGCAAAACGATACGGACAACACCATGTATGTGACGACGGAGCATTTCCGCATCAAAAACAAGGAAACGGGAAACTATGTGACTAAAGAACAGTTGCGTGACATCTTTCCTCCGAATCCCATGACGCACGATTACGTGTACTTCTGCCGTCTGCGTCCCAAGATTAGCGATACGATTCCCGGGGAGCATATCAAGTTTGTCGCGGATTTCTCAGTGTCTACTGCTAAAGAAAACAGCATGTTCAATGTGGTATCTAAATGTACGTATCAGAATACGCCCGACAAGGCGGAAGCGGAAAAGGAGTGGAAACGTCGCGAGGACGCACTGCGTAAAAAGCTGTCCACGATCACCGAGGAGGAGATTGACTTTGAGCGGCGCAACTTTGAACTGTTGGACGCCGAACGTTACTTTGTGCCGAATAGCTTTGATTTCAAGGTTCAAACTGTGGGCGTGTACGACAACCTCACGATTGTGAAAAAGGCCTTGGTCATTCTGCAAAACAAACTGGTGGATCTCCTTCAAACGATTGGTTCCAACGACATTGTGATTCGCAAGAGCGAAACCACCATGGAGAATTGCTACGACATTGTGTTGGAAAACGAAGACTACACGCTGGGTAAAATCATTGAATACGTGCTGTATGAGCGCTACTATGTCAAAGAAAAGATCCTCACCTTTTGCGGATTCAAAAAGATGCATCCCCATCTGACCGAGAGCATTCTACGTTTAGCCTTTGTGGAATCCATGGAAAAGGATCAGATTCGTTATATATTGAAAGAGGTCTGCATGGAAGCCGAGCAAAAGATCAAGCAAATCTACGGTTTATTCTGATTCTATAGTATAGCAACCCTAACCCCCTAACGACTAAACACCCTTTTTTATGGACACGGTTCAATCGTATGTGGTAGCCTTTTCTATTTTGATCATGGTCATGTTTTTGCCGAATCAGACCACCATGGACGCGGTCAACAGTGAATGGTATAAGAGCATACGTCCCAAGCTGACGCCGCCGAATTACGTGTTTCCCATTGTGTGGACCACCTTGTATTTTTTGATTGCCGTGGCGCTGGCCCAGACGTTGCAGTTGCCGTATTCCAATACCGTGAACATGTTGTTGTTCCTGTACGGTTTCAATTTGACGTGCAACGTGTTGTGGTCCTACGCCTACTTTGGTAGCCGAGATATCGCGTTGGCCCTGGTGATCCTGGCCGCCATCATCGTGTCCGCGGCGTTCATTCTCTACTATACGTATTGGTTGCTGCCTGGGTGGGTGACGGCTATCTTGGTCCCGTACCAGCTGTGGATTCTGTTTGCCTTTTACTTGAACGCCATGTCCCTGAGGAAGATGAAAGTATAGGAGCCCTTTACCCCACAAGCACTCCACAAGCAACGTATAGGAGCATAAAAAATGAATTATGGCATGATGGTACGGGTAACGTTTACATCATGTTTCGTTGGTCTGCTGTATTCACTCTATTGCTCATGTTGTTTCAGCGAAGAATCCTCTCCACAGTCAAGGTTTTGCGTCTTCCGAACCGTTCATGTGGTAATAAAACCTACGTGCAAACGGAACGAGACAAACAAGCGGAAAAAAAAATTCTTGTGACGTTGTCCACGGCCGGCGCCTTGGTGGGCGTAGGGTTTGCTTACAATGAGTATAAGAATACATATCGGCGTAGTTTTCCCGAGCGTGTGGGTCTCATCACGTCGGCGACCCTCGTCGGGTTTGGAGTGGGCTGGGGCGTGATGGCGTTGTCCCCCATTCTCGTACCCCTCACGTTGGTAGTTGGTACCATTTGTTACTTGAGTCCTCCCCCTCCACCCCTCGTGACTGAAACACGTGGCGATAAAAATTGATTTGGAGCGACGGCGTTAGCATGTAACGGTATCATTGCCCATGGAGAACCCGACACCTACACTCGCTAACAACGATATCGCTGCCCCGGTGGACAAGAAGACGTCCCACCATCCGGACATTTATGCCAAATGTCAAACGGCGTATGAAGAATATATCATTCAATTCAAGAATGATATACAGTCTAAAATTCGGGAATTGGAAGTGATTCATAGTGCGTCTACGGAAGCCGAGCGTGACAAGATACGCGAACTTATGGAGTACATTTACGAGTATCCTAAAGTGGTCATCAACAAGCAACCGCACGCAAAACCGTGTGCAAACGGCAAATTGCCTTCTACCTCCCAGACAAAGTTGGAACCGGACCAAATATGCATCGCGAAACGTTCGGATGGGCAGCAATGTACCCGCAAAAAGAAGAAGAATTGTGACTTTTGTGGTACCCACGCCAAGATTGTACAGATGCAGGCGGAAAAGCAGACCACATCCGACGCGGTGGCGGTTCATAAGATGGAGATCTCTGCGGAGGACATTCACGGCATCATTTACTACATTGACAAATACAACAACGTCTACCATACTGAGGATGTGCTGGAGGGGGTTGAAAATCCTCGGATCATCGCTAAAGCCACCAAACATGGTAACAATTCGTATACGATTCCGGAGCTATTTGAATGAAATGCGTGCGTGTGTGCGGGCGTGTGGATGTTCAAAACTGCGTACATTAGGAAATATTATCGGTGATTTTACGCACAATGGTTTCCTTTGTGACGACTTTTCGGCTATCCATGATGAAAGTATTTAGCTCATTTATTTTTTCTGAATCGCCTTGGAAGTAAGTGGACAACACTTCCAACAACACGGTCTTGGTAATGGGTTGCCGTTTGTTGGTTTTCTTGTACATGATTTGCCCGTCGTTGATGTCAAAACAGTCTATTTCGTTGTTACGCATGATATCAATGAGGTTCTGGGTAACCCGTTTTTTTTCCGTTTTGCGTTTTTGAAGTTCCTGCTGCAAAGTGCGTATCTCATTGTCGGTTTTCACCCATTCTTTGATGACTTTGACCAATTGTTCTTTATCCATTTTATATACCATATACACAAATCATTTTTATACTCGTATAATACAAATTAGATGTTAAAACAGTTGAATTTGACTATACAACCTGGTCGTAATTATGACCCTGCCCCACCCATGGCCACTTTTAATCGGACACCGGTAGATGCTATGCCCTTTTCAAAGCGTAAATTCTCCACGATAACGTTGTCTTCGCAGCCGGTGAGTTATCAGCGTGTCCCGATGCAACCGGTGGCGCCTAGACCCAATGCGATACGTTCTTATACCCGCAATTTGCGTCACGTGCCTGAACCGGCGCCGGTGGTGGACAATGCTACTAAGATGGTATGGGGCAAACCGACATGGTATTTATTGCATATGATGGCGGAAAAGATACGTTCCGATTACTTTATCATGAACCGTTCCGAAGTGTTGCAGACCATCTACACGATTTGCATCAATTTGCCGTGCCCTACCTGTTCGGGACATGCCAAGGAGTACTTGCTGAAAAACCAGTTTTTCCAGATTCGTACCAAGGACGATTTGAAAACGGCGCTTTACCATTTTCACAATGCAGTAAATGCGCGCAAGAACGTGAAAATTTTTCCCGCCTCGGAGTTGTCTCTGTATGAAACGGCGGTTCCAAAGTTGATCATTGACCATTTCTTGGTAGTCTTCAATCGGAAGAGCAAGAACATTCGTCTGATTGCCGACGACATGCACCGACAGTCTGTGACGGCGCAATTGAAAAGCTGGTTTCAACGCAATATTCAACATTTTGATGACGCGGTATCTACAATGCCGTAATAGTGCGATGTGTCTACATTTTTGAAGAGCCATTTCAAAAATGTAAAACGGTATGTGAGTTACTTTTGAGTGGTGGAATAAACGCCGTTCAAATTACGGCATCTGTAGATGGTCTTAGACGGTTTATTGCAGACGTCAACGTGATATAAACTGGTGTATTGGAATCTTGGTTCCTTGGTCCAGCGAATCAAATACGTCCAGAGAACCCCGCTGCCCACGCCAATGACCACGGCCAGGACAATATAGATGAATTTGTTGCAAGAGTTGTTCACCAACCATACGATTTCAAATAACATGAGGAAGGCAAACAAGACGAGGGAGGTCCAATTTTGCTGCAGAGCAATGAGGGCATTTTTGTAGGTTACGGGTGGTGCGACAAAAGAGGTGAAAAGATAGGCAAAGGTGTACGCATAAAGGAGGACGTTGAGAGGAATACGCGAAAACGGTTCAACCACCCCACCGCTTTCCACGGGGATGGTGCCCAAATACAGCGTATTGCATTTGTAGTTTTGTCCCGATTGAAAGTCGTCGCCCAATCCTATGGACAAGAATTGCCCAACCATGCTGGCGATGAGGGCAGACAAGACCAAGCCAATCAAGAAGACAAATCCCCGTGGATCCAGATTGAACAAGGACTGCAACAGAAAAAATGAAATCAATATAATTGGTGCTAAACGGAATATCAGGTACAACACATTGAATGCATTATATTGTTGATTCATGACTACTATAAATCTCCGCGAGATAAAAAACGTAAAGACAACGGTGGATATAATTGTACCAAGTGCCTCCCATGGGAATTCCTGCCTATTTTTCGTATATTATCAAGTCACATCCTCAGATTCTCTTGAACATGTCTTACATGAAAGAGACGACCCCAATACAACAATTGTACATGGATTGCAACTCCATCATATATGATGTGTACCGTGAATGTTTAGAAACGGACCCGGATCCGTCGTTTGAAACGATTGTGCATGGTGTATTGTTGGCGATCATTGCTATTGTGAACCGAATCTCCCCTTCTAAAATGGTGTATATTGCCTTTGACGGCGTCGCCCCCTTGGCCAAGATGGAACAGCAACGGAAACGTCGGCTTCGTAGCATGTATGAATCGGATTCTAACGGGGAGAAAGATCTCCAATTTCATACGACCATGATTACTCCCGGAACGCGTTTCATGAAATACCTGTCGGAGCAGCTCAAATTGTTGAATGCATTTTTATCTGGATACCCATGTGTTATGATATCGGATTCCACCGAGAGGGGGGAAGGTGAACAGAAACTGATGAGTCAAATGCGTTTATCGGCAAACGCGCTGGATACGGTGGCAATTTACGGGTTGGATTCGGACTTGATTATGTTATCGTTGTTTCATGTGCATTTATTCAAGAATATCTATGTGTTTCGCGAGGCGCCCGAGTTTTTTAAATCGCGCATACCAATTGTGTTCAACGACCCCAAAGAACCGTATTTCATAGATATTAGGTCGTTTTCCGTCTCCATTTCCCAGGAAATGCGACACCCGTATACGGGTCTGACTGACAAGATGAAAACGTGGAACTATGTATTCCTGTGTTTCATGTTGGGAAATGATTTCTTGCCCCATTTTCCCAGTCTTAACTTGAGAACCAATGGTATCCGGAATTTGATGGATACGTTTTATAGATTGGAGAATGAACATACTCAGTTGATTCTATGGGACGATACCACTCCCGAGGGGGGTCAACGTACACACCCAGTTCCACGAATCAATTGGAAAGGATTCGGTAGATACATAGAGTTGTTGAGTGAAAAGGAGTGGACATGGTTGAAATATGAAGAAGAAAGGAGGGAAAGATCTGAGATGATGGTGTATGAAGAGGGTAGTGAAGAAGGAAGGGATAAGTCGTTGTTGAATGTAGCGACGCAATTGCGTGGTGA